CAATCGAGATACTGATACCCGGCGAATCATTTACCAGAGACAACCGAGACAATGCGGCGTTGGCCTGCATGCTGTCTGAGTGCGAGAAGGTTCGCATGCCGACCAAGCACATCGCTCAGTACCTGATCAGGGTCGCGGACGAGAACCAGTACAACCCGGTGGCCACTTGGGTTTTGAGCCGTGAGTGGGACGGTGTGTCGAGGTTGGACCAGTTCTTTGCTACGGTCAAGAGTCCGGTCGCGATCAAGGACAAGCTGATGCGCAAGTGGGGGATACAGGCAGTGGCGGCGGCGTTCAGCCCTGACGGCATCGCGGCCCAAGGCATCCTGACTTTTGTGGGTCCACAGAATATCGGCAAGACGACGTGGTTTCGGAAGCTTGTGCCAGATGAATTGGATTCGGTACTGACCGGGCACACGTTGGACCTGAAGTCGAAGGACTCGATCTTCATCGCACTGACCTATTGGATCGTTGAGCTGGGTGAGCTGGACGCCACGTTCAAGAAGTCCGAAGTGTCGGCGATGAAGGCATTCATTACCCAACCGCAGGACAAGTTGAGGCGGCCATACGCTGCGGTCGAGTCGAACTTCGGCAGGCGGACGGTCTTCGGTGGATCAGTGAACGGGGAAGAGTTTCTCGCGGACCCGACAGGCAATCGTAGGTATTTGACAATTCCTGTTGAGGGTTTTGAGTTTGACCATAACGTGGACATGCAGCAGGTCTGGGCAGAGTTTCACTCGCTGTGGACGGCAGGCGAAGCCTTTTTCCTGTCGATGGATGAGGTGTCGGAATTGAATACCCATAACGAGCAGTTCACGATCATCGACCCGTTGGGGGAGCGGATCGCCTCATCGTTCGGGTGGGGGCCTCATGTGGTGATGTGGGATTGGATGACCGTCACGGACGTGCTGATGAAGATTGGAATCAGGGAGCCGACCAAGGGCCAGACGATTACCGGGTCCGCAATCATCCGTCGGCTGAACGGTGGTCAGCGGAAGAAGAGTAACGGTCGCGTGCTTTTGGCGGTGCCGGATGAGTTGAATGACTTTTTAGGGTAATACCCTGATGAGGGTATTACCCTGTGTTGTGTTGAAAGTGCAGGGTATTACCCTCCCTATTACCCTGCCTATTACCCTGTCCTATTACCCTGTCCAAAAGCCGCACTGGCTGCGGGTTTTCAGAGGGTAGGGTAATCAGGGTAATACAAAAACATATACATATTTTAGTTAGGATAGTAATAGTAGATAAAAAAAAAGGGTGTTTACTAATTATAGGTATAGGAAGTTCATTACCCTTAATGCCCTATTACCCTGTTGAAGAAAAAGGCGATGGAATGAAGGAGTCACTGGTCGAAGGCAGGTTGAGGGCAAAGGCGAAGGCAGCCGGCGGCGTGGCGCACAAGTGGGTCAGCCCCGGCTTCACCGGATTGCCGGACCGGATCGTGCTGTTGCCGGTGCCGCCAGAAGATTATGATGTTGTTAACAAGTACGTAAAGTTGGTGGAGACCAAGGCGACGAACAAGTTGCCGGGACCGAGGCAGGTTTTCGTGCATCAACAGTTGCGCGATCTGGGGTACGAGGTTCATGTGCCGGATTCAAGGGAGGATGTCGATGCAATTTTTGCCTAGGCCGTCACAGGAACTGGCGATCAACCGGATGCTGGATTGCGATTACCAATTGCTGGCCTTGCGTATGGGGGCAGGCAAGACGAGTGTTGCTTTAACGGTAATCAATGAGTTGTTGTTCAATCGGTTTGAGGTCCAGAGGGTTTTGGTGGTGGCACCGCTGCGTGTTGCACAATTGGTATGGCACACAGAGGCGGCCAAATGGGACCATACAAGGCATTTGAGGGTGGTCAGGGTACTTGGGGATCAGATGACCCGCATTCGTGCCTTGGCGGCCCCCGGAGACGTGTTCGTGGTCAATCGCGAGAACTTCATCTGGTTGGTGAAGCTGATGATGGCGTCGAAGGGGGGCTGGCCTTTCGACTGCGTGATCGTGGACGAGAACAAAGGTTTCAAAGATAGAAACAGTGAGAGCTGGAAGCACCTGATGAAGGTTCGTTCTCATATTGATAAGCTGTATTTGTTGACCGGGACACCGGCACCGAACACGTTGCTGGAGTTGTGGCCACAGATCACGATGATGGATGAGGGCGACAGGCTGGGGCGCAGGTTGACTGCTTACCGGGAGAGGTACTTCGCACCAGACAAGCGCAACGGGAACATCATCTATTCGTGGCGGCTGAAGCAGGGCGCGGAGAAGTTGATCTACAAAGCGGTCGAGGATGTGATGCTGTCGGTTGAGAGCGGTGTCGAATTGCCGGAGCGGATCGATAACGTGATCGAGGTCGAGTTCGACATGCAACGTTACTTGCAGATGGAGCAGACCTTCGTGTCGGGTGCGGTGTCTGCACCGAACGCGGCAGTGCTGGCAGGCAAGCTGAGACAGATGGCCAACGGCGCTGTGTATGACGACCAGCGATACCCTCATTGGATTCATGACGCGAAGCTGGATGCTTTGGAGGAGATCGTCGAGCAGGGTGAGCCGGTGTTGTGCTTTACCGAGTACCAACACGATCAGGCAAGGATCATCGACAGGTTCCCGCAGGCCGTCGTATTCGACGGAGAGAAGTCGATGGCCGCTTGGAAGGCAGGGAAAATCAAGCTGATGCTGATGCATCCGCAGTCAGGAGGACACGGCGTAGACGGCTTGCAGTTTGGCGGCAACGTGATGGTCTGGTTCGCCTTACCATTCAGCCTTGATGCATACGAGCAGGCAACCGCAAGGATACACAGAAGCGGTCAGGACAAGAACGTGACGGTGCATCACCTTGTGGCCAAGAAGACGATCGATGAAAAGATCATGAAGGTTCTGGCGATGAAGGGCAAGGCACAGCAGGAACTACTGGATGCGGTTTTGATTGAAGCGATCAACGATGCGAGAGCGAGGGTCAGTGTATGAGTTTGATGGAAAAGATATCGAGCGCACAGGTGTCGTCGAATCTGGGAGAGAAACCGATACACCAGACCGGCGACGTTGACGTGGTCAGGGCATGCGGCATGGCGGGGGCGACGAACCAGCTTGGCCTGTCTTTGTACAGGCTGAAGTATTCGGGAGACGTGAAAGAGTTTCCGAAGGTCGTCGATGGTTTGCTGACGATGGTCCGAAGCCGTTGGTTTGACGTGGACGGTCATGCGACGGTGAACGAGGTGTTGGGACATTGGCTTGATGATCTGTGTCACCCGTGCCATGGTCGTGGGTATGCAGTGGTGCCGGGGACGCCGATGCTTGGTGACGTGCCGTGCGGGTCCTGTAATGGAACGGGCCGCGTGAAGCTGGTTAGCTCCGACGCGGCCCGGTGGTTGTTTGATGAGGTTGGAAGGATGGAGCGCGAGATCGCGGTTGCGATCATGCACAAGATCAAAGAATGATTTGATTGCAGGTAGGACAGATGTTCTTACCCTGACGCCTGTGCCAAGCACGGTGTACAGCAGACTCACTGATACCGACTTGCTTTGCAGCGGCGTAACGTGTCAAGCCTTGATCGACTAATGCAAGCGCCTCCATGGTTTTTGATTTTGCAGTTGTTGCCGGTGTGGCTTTTACTTTGGACCAGTATGCGATTGCATGAGCAGGCCATCCGTCTTCAGGTGGTTCGGTGAATGCTGATGCACTGAGCTTGTCTCCTGTGTTGAATGCGACGAGGTAGTTGACTTCAGGCCGGTCAGCGAACCCGGTCAGTTTGTCTTTCATTGATTCTGTCCAGCCAAGGCCAACCAAGAATTGGTGGAGTGTAAGTTCCTTCATTTGTTTTTCCTGATGATGAAAATGCGTTGAGTCACGAACGAACCTTTCGACGGCTTGTCCCAAGTCCAGTAGAACACCTTGCCGTCGTATCCCTGTATGCCGTATCGAATGATCGGCTTCATTTTTTGATACCCGTATCAATTGCCAAAGCAAGCTGACGGAGTTCGTGTTCAGGCAGTGTCACATCGAAACGTGTTTGTAAACCGTTGCGATCTTCAGCGCCCCACCATTGAGACTCGATCTTCAGGTTGAAGTTGTCATCCGCCGGCTTGACGGTGAAGTGAAGCAGGTAGTCCGGCGTTGGTTGAATGGTGATTGTCATTTTACTTTTCCTATGATTGAGAGATGATATGAATTTGATCGACCGGTCTTCAGGTCGTACAGCGTGCCGGTGACAGTGTCAGCCAGCATTGCCCTGCCACTGGCGACCACCCGAACCATGGTGCGGGTGATCGGACCGTAGACGCTTTGAACCCGAAAATCTTCTTTCGGTCTTTTGGATAAATAGATTACGTCGTGTTCGTTGACGCAACCATCTGACGTGGTCCTGACCTTTCGGTAGTCAGCCATGTTCCACCTCCATGCCGAAGTTCTCCTTCTCTTCGTTGGTCATCTTGTCGTAGCACAGGGCCCACAGGTCACCGTCTTGGCACAGGTGGTACACGTCACCGTTTTCGGTGGTGTACTTTGCATTGTTCAGTATCCACTCCCAGTCCTCCCAGTAGTGTTCGTATGTCGGGTCCGTGGCTTCGATCCAGAAGTCTTTGTTTGCTTCGGTCAAGCCCCAAGCTTCGCAATGCTTCCAAACGATTTCGTTGTGGTTATCAGTTAAAAAATCCCGAGGGATGTAAACCCCTCGGGCGTCGGAAAGAATCAGCACGACTGCATCCATTACGGCCTCCAAACAAAAAGATCGAGAAGGCCGACCACCAAGCCGACCACCATTACCGCGTACCACAACATCCAGAACCAACCGCCTTCGTTCTTCTGTGCCTGCGCCTGTTCGTAATTCCAGATCGCGTTTTCCAGATCACGCTTGGCCATTGGCGCGTCCTCCATGATCACCGGCACGTTGGGCGAGTCGATGTATTCGTCCAGCACTTGCAGACCAAGCTTGGCCGCCTTGTACAGTTCGTCGTTCATGCCACACCCCCGTCGATCGTGTTGGCCCACGTCTCGCCTTGCAGTCTGGCCACGTATTCCCAGCTGCCTTTCGTGCCGGGCTTCACGTCATCACGGCTGGGTATGTAGCTGCCGTAGTAATCCGTGCTGGCGGCTTCGCCGAGCATGCAGTAGCCGTTGTTGATCGCAGCCATCAGCTCACGACCGTAGGCACCCTGCAAGCGCCATGCAGTACCGCCGTTGATGGCGGCCTGCAGTACGCTGTAATACTCGAACGGGTCCAGATCAGTGTCGCCTTCGACGGCGTCCAGCAATTCAAAATCAATCATGGTGTTCTCCTAGTAGAGATAAGTTTCAACGGGTTCTTCGATGTACTGCAACCACCGCAAGACATCCTTGGTTGCGATCCAGTCGGTGCGGCTGCCGTCAGCTGGGTCATAGTTGAACTTGGCCGAAGCAAGGTATTCGCGAAGTTCCTGAATCCTTTCGGCACGTCCAATAAGTTGATCTTGCAGTTCGGCTCTCTCAGCCTCAAGTTGTTTGATGTAGTTCATGATTTCCTCGCAGATACACGGACGGTGAAGTAAGCCTCGCCAACGCTGGTGTTGCCTTTGATCAGTTGACGGGAAGGGCTGAACTTCTCAGCGATCGTTCTCCAGTCCACCAGAGTCTTGCCTTCGGACTCGGACACTGCAACCCGGTAGAACGAACCTTCGACCACAGCCAAGCCGCTGTCGATCAGCGTGTCTTTGAGTTCGGCTTCTTCCTTCTTCAGGTCAGCCAGTTGAGCTTTGATCTGGCCGAGACGGTCGGCGACACCGCCGAGTACATCGAGAGAATTTGCTTTCATGGGAATCTCCTAAAAACGCCAGCATCCGGCTGGATCGGTACTGCAAGTGAAACTATACATGACATTGACTGTCAGGTAAAGCTAACTGCACTGCACAGGGCACCCGAGGATGCCCTGCACGCTACAGTCAGGCAGCCAGCAAGAGGCTTGCGGCTTTCTGCTTCAGATCAGCACCAGCGCCCCACTGTGAGGACACGAAGCGGTTCTGATCGGTACGGGCACGGACGTGGTGATCAGCGTACTCAGTGACTGCATTGAGCAGGCCCCAAGCTGTACCGAACACGCCGTCGTTCGTGGCACCCATGCCGGAGCCGTTGAACAGGTCCAGAATCTTCGTGAACCCGGCAGACTCGCGAACCTTCTCGCCGCCGCCCAGAAGCTTGGCAATGAAGTCGCCTGCCTCTTCTTCGTGAACGTCGATGTTGGCCAGCGTCGTCACGTTGTGGCGGAAGGCTTCCCATGCCGCTTCGTTCAAGCCCATGAAGTCCTTGACCTGATCAGGGCTGAACACCGAGCGGTGTGAAACCTTGACCGAAGCCTTGGCATCAGCGAACGCCATGGCCAGCGTGTTCTTGCAGACCGTGCGAACCGTGGTGCGGCGCACCTCAGTAGCCAGACTGCCGTCGGCGCTGGTGGAGATCAGCAGATAACCGCCGATCGTGTCGGTGATCGACGTGGGTGCCGCTTCGCCGATCTTCGCCGTTGCCCAGAAACGCTTGCCGCCGTAGATCGTGCCGGCTGCCGACAGTTCCAGACCGCCTGCCTTGGCGATGTCCCGGAAGAACTCCAAGACTTCACCGGGCTGGACCACCTGATAACGCTTGGACACAACACCGAGCGCGTCGTTGTTGTCGCTGCGGAACAGGACGTGCTGGTCAGGCAGCTTGATCAAGCTGTCGGACGTGGCATCGCGTGAGACGGCGTAGCGAATCTCGCTGCGGCGAATCTTCCAGTCCATACCAGCAGCAACGCGCCAGTCGTCAAGGCTGGTACCGTCTGCCAGTGCTTGGCCAAGGCCGTGCCACGGGGTGCCGTCAGAAGCCAGATAAGCAAATTCGACGCGGCCATCCGCGTGGGTGGTGAGTTCGTGTGACATGTGTATCTCCTAGATGATTACTGCCAACCGGGCAGCACGGGTTTCCTAGACCGTCCGGGGACGGTTTCGACCGGTACCACCCGGTCTCATCAGTAGGGGTCTGCTTCGTAGATCGCTATCGCGTTGTAAGCACGGGCAAACGACTCGGCCTCAAACTCATTGGCGCAACGTTCGACGACGTTGTAAACCCCGTCACCTACACGTTCGAGTACAACCCAGCAGGGCAGGCGATCTTCGTCGCCGTCGTAATAATCAATTTTGTAATTCATACAACCTCCTCAACAGGTGCAAAAGTCACGGTGTAGCCCAGCTCCTTGATCTTGGCGAGGACAGGCCGGGTCAGTGTTCTGGTGCCAGCGATCTCAGCGAACAGCTTTGCTGCCGCGCAGACCGGGTAGTATTTCCGTTCGCCATATACATCCTTGGCGCTAATGATGATTTCCATGATGCGTCCCTTCGTTTGGTCAGGCATTTGTCGGCAGCCTGTTACGCCGCGAAAAGCCAGCACGCTGGCCTTTCGATCGTTTCGCACTCGCTGCACTTACGGCACAGGTCTAAGCGGTCTGCCGGTGGTCCCTTGCGCTCATCACGCCTAGATCAGAACTCCGGTGGTTCCCTTTTTGTATCCCGCTGGTTCCTTCGCGGCGTTACTGACTGCATTTACTACAGTTCCGAGTATCCTGACATTGACAGGTCATGTCAAGCCCCTAAACCAGAAATAATTCAAAAAGTCTGTTGTATTTACGCAACAAGACAAAAAGTAGGAAGTTTTCGTCGGGCTAAAAATAAATTGAAATTACCCCTTGACGCTATCAAAAATGAAATTTACAATTTTTTGCGCGGGGGTGCGTCCGCATTTTTCACGCATCTCGCCGTAAAAGCCGCTCACTTCAGCGGCTTTTTTCACATTCACAGGAGCCGCAATGGAGCGCATCACAATCGAAGTTGCCGACGACGGAAGCGTTACCGTTATGGCTGAGAGTCCCGACGCAGACATGGAAACCATGGAGTTCGACAACGTCGAGGACGCAATGCAAGCCGTCAAAGGTCTGATCATGGATCAGGAGATGGACCAAGAGATGGAAGAAGAACCCGACATGAAGTCGATGTGGAACGAAGAAGCAGCAAAACGCCCAAGCAACCCCAACATGATGGAGTAAACCATGCAAAACTACAGCAAACCAGAAAGCCGTAACACCATGCGCGCAGCAGGCGGCATGTCAATCAAAGATGGCGGCGCAATCCCCGGCCCTGTCGGCAGCAACCAAACCCAAGGCAAGGGCGAAATCCCCGGCAAAGTACCCGTGCCAATGCCCGGTACAGACGCCACGCAAAAGCCTTACAAGGGCGGCGGCATGAAGGGTAACGTCCCCGGCTTCCAAGGCGGTGAGATTCCCGGCAAGGTGTAATCATGGCGAAGCCCGGTCTTTACGCAAACATCAACGCGAAGCGCGAACGGATTGCTGCAGGCTCGGGCGAACGTATGCGCAAAGCCGGCAGCAAGGGTGCCCCGACTAAAGCCGACTTCGAGGAGTCAGCGAAGACGGCAAAGACGGGCATCCTTCGCAAGGCGATGAGGAAAGCCTGATGGGCCGAAAGAAACAAGCCGCGAGACTTGATGAGTTGAACGGCGCACCGCCGCGTCTTGCTTCGCCTGAAGACCTCGAAGCTGCGGGTCCGAGGACGGGCAACACGCACCCGGTGCGCAAAAGCTCTGGCTCTCGGCACCCGCTGAAGATCAACCTGATGGCTGTGTCTGAAGCACTGGTCGAAGAGGGCCTCGATCCAGCGGTTGAGTTTGCGCGCATCCTCAAAGGCCGACCACTGGTCGATGAGGATGGCAATGCAGTCATGGACCCGGTGACGGGTCAACAAGCACGTCGGTAGGACCTTGATGCTGACGTGCGTGTTCGCATGCTGTCTGAGATTCTGAACTACACGCAGCCCAAGCTTAAAGCCATCGAGGTCAAGATGTCCGGCAGTCTGGAGTTGACCAGCGAACAGCTTGACCAGCGGCTGAGTGCTTTGATGCAGAAGGTGATGAAATGAATTTCGCCGGCATGAACCTGTCGAAGCTGGATGACGCCGAGAAGCGTGAGCTGTACGAGCTGCTGCGTCTGAAGGACATCAGGGCCAAACGAAACAAGCTTGCAGCCTACGGGCCCTATGCAAAGCAAATGGAGTTCCACGACGTTGGTTCTGGGTTCCGCGAACGCTTGTTCATGGCAGGCAACCAGCTTGGCAAGACATGGGCCGGTGCATTCGAGGTCGCCATGCACGCGACTGGCATCTACCCGAGCTGGTGGACTGGCAAGCGGTTCCCCTACGCAACACGCGGCATGGTCGGGTCCGAGTCTGCTGAACTGACTCGCAAGGGTGTGCAGCGTCTGCTGCTGGGGCCGCCAGAGATCAGGGAAGAGTGGGGCACCGGCGCTATACCGTTTGCAAATCTGCGAGACACCAGCATGAAGCACGGGGTCGCTGATGCAGTGTCGAGTATTGTCGTTCGCCACGTCTGTGGCGAGGACAGCGTGATTCAGTTCAACAGCTACGATCAGGGCCGCACGAAGTGGCAGGCCGACACGGTTGACTACGTCTGGTTCGATGAAGAACCACCGCTGTCGATCTACTCCGAAGGTCTGACACGTACCAACGCAACAGGCGGTCTGGTGTTCGTGACCTTCACGCCACTGCTCGGCATGTCCGAGGTGGTGAAGCGGTTCCTGCTGGACAAGCCTGCAAGTTCGACCGTCACGACGATGACGATCAACGATGCGGAGCATTACACCCAAGAGCAGCGCGATTCGATCATCGCCAGCTACCCAGAGCATGAGCGCGAAGCGCGTGCGAAGGGCATCCCGATTCTGGGGTCTGGCCGTGTGTTCCCGATCGCTGAAGAAGCGATCAAGACAACCGCGTTCCCAATCCCGCCACACTGGCCACGCATCGTCGGTCTGGACTTTGGTATCGACCACCCGACCGCCGTGGTCTGGATGGCATGGGACCGTGACAACGACGTGCTGTACGTGACCGATTGCTACCGGGTCAAGGATCAGTCGATCGTGATCCACGCCGCCGGCATCAAGGCACGCGGCGACTGGGTGCCAGTCGCTTGGCCGCATGACGGTTTGCAGCGGGATAAGGGCAGTGGCGAACAGCTGGCTTCGCAGTACAAGGCACAGGGCCTGTCGATGCTGAAGGACCGCGCCACGTTCGACGATGGCAGCAATGGCGTTGAGGCCGGTGTGGCCGAGATGCTCTCACGCATGCAGACGCATCGCCTGCGTGTGTTCGCCCATCTGGAGGAGTGGTTCGAGGAGTTCCGCCTGTACCACCGCAAGGACGGCATGATCGTCAAGATGACCGACGACTTGCTGTCTGCGACACGATACGCAATGATGATGCGCCGTCATGCCAAGACGCAGTCTGAGGCAGAGGCAAGAACGAGGATGACCCGAGGCAATGCACCGGTGTTGAGCTTCGGTTTGCTTGACAGTGAGATGGGGTATTGAGATGGCGGAAGAACAAAGCCCAAAGGGGTTGTTAGCCAAGGAGATGATGCAACCCCAGCCAGACGCCAGTAAACCTGCGCCGGTCGTTGTACTCGGCGACAAAGCATTTGTTGGGGTTGAGCATGGCTCCCGCTACACAGTGGGCGAAACGGACAAACCAGTACTCGATCGAGTGGCGCAGCGGTTTGGTGTTTGGTACGAAGGCAGCGGCGGCGATGTGGAAAGCAGCGGTTTGTTTGGGTCGAAAGATGCTTACGCTGGGTCGTGGGACGATAAGTTTGCTCAAACGGTAAAAGGCCATCCGCCTGAATTTTTATATACGTTGTTCACTAACGTTGATGCTAACCAGCAAGATAGGATATTGACGAACCCAGACAAGACGATCTTTGAATCGGTCATGTCAGCTCAAGATGCGATTAGTCCGCTCAAAGGGCGTAACTTCGACGAAAAAACATTACGTGAGTTTTTGTCAAAGTCCAGTCAGGACGACGTAAATTTCGTCGATATGGCAAAAGCACCGGCAACACCGGAAAACGTAGAAAAGTTTCTGCGTACCGGCGAACAACTGATGTGGCCAGAGGAAGGCGAACAGTACACTTCTGCTGCTGGAAAGATGGCGCAACGCGCCAATGAGATGCGGCAAGATTTTCTTCTTTCGCAACCCGGTGGAGTTTACGTCGTAGGCAGCGACCATTTAGAGGCTTTAAAAAAACGAGCAGAACCCGGCGCAGAAAAGCGCATGTGGGATGAAGAGGCTGCCAAACGCGCAGCGCCAGAGGGAGAAAAATAATGCCGAAGTTCGATCCCGAAGGTTCCGATTACGATTACGATACCGCCAAACGCGGCGGCCTCGGCCCGACCGGCACAGGCGAAAACCAAGGCCACTGGGGTTCTGTCACCCGTGCCAGCAAACAGGATCGTCAGCGGTACAAGCTGCCTGCTGACAGCTATATCGTTCTCAAAGGCAAAAGCCATGAGACGTGGGACAAAGCCGAAGAAGGCGAGAAGGCGCGAGGCGCAACGATTGTCAAGATGGGCGACCGCTACTTCTCCGTGCCTGAGAAGTGGGCTGCCGAAAAACAGATGTGGGATGACGAGGCTGCCAAACGCGCAGCACCAAAGGAGAAAAAGTAATGGCTGGCATCAATCCTTACAGCTTGAACCCGAACCAGATGTCGAACCAAATGATGAACGGCATGACATCGCCGCAGAACGTCATGCCGATTAGCAACAACCCGCAGAACGCGCAACTGACTTCGTCTTATTCGACTTTGCAGAACCAGCAGGCGATTCAGAATCAGCAGGCCAATGGCGCTGTGGTTGGTCAGCCAATGACCTATGGCGCTCCGCAGATAAACGGCAATGCTACGTCTGGCATCATTGCGAATCAGATGCGATCGCGTACAGCCCCAGTTGCACCAGCCACTCAGCAGCAATCAGGTATGCAATTGCAGCCGCAAAAAGGAATTCAACCCGGTCAGGCATCAGCCAATGCCTCGCCTAAGATGACGGTTTACTAAGGATTCACGATGGAACTACAGCCACAGCAAATCGATGTAGAGGTCGAAGAAGTTGAAGAGATCGATCCTGAAGTCGAACGCGAGAAAAAAGAAGAGCGCCTGCAAGCCTTTGGCCGCACCCTGTCCAAGCAACGCGACGAATGGGTTCGTGATCGCTACAGCTATGGCGTAGACAAGCGTTGGCTTGAGGACGAAGACCAGTACAACAACAAAGACAACATCGCCAAAGCAGCGAGTCAGATGATGACTTCCGTTGAGCAGGGCTATCCAGTGACGACGCAGATGGCGAAGCCCCACCGCTCGACCGTCTTCATCGGCATGACACGTCAGAAGACCAACGCAGCAGAGGCGCGGGTCGCCGACATCCTGTTGCCGACTGACGACAGGAACTGGGGAATCACACCGACGCCGAACCCCTACCTCATGAACATGATGAAGGATGAGCGGCCAGCGACAGACGCTGGACCTATGGGCCAGCAAATGGGCCAGCAGCAAGGCTTGCCGATGGAGCAGCCCGGCATGATGCCGGGCGGCGTTATGCCGCCACAGGGCGGCATGGCACCGCCACAGCCCACCATGGCACCGCCGGGTATTCCGGCACCGCCAACCCCCGGCATGGCTCCTGAAGCCGCTACAGGGCTTGCTGCCATGGCTATGGGACCACAGGGTCCGCAGCAGATCACCGACCAAGGTGGTCAGCCGATGCGAATGAAGGACATCGCCAGAGAGGTGATGAACCTTGCCAAGAAAAAAGCTGAAGCAATGCAACGCGAAATCGAAGACCAGCTGACCGAGTGCGACTACAACAGCGAACTGCGCAAGATGCTTCACGACGCAGCCGTGTTTGGCACAGGCGTCATCCGGGGCCCGATCGTCACCAACCGTACACGCAAGGCGTGGCAGCCCTACACCGATGCACAAGGGCAGCAGGTTCACCAGATTGAGATCGTCGAGGAGCTGGCACCTGCTTCGTTCCGTGTCGATCCGCATAACGTGTGGCCTGACCCGGCATGCGGCGAGAACATCCACCACGGCAAAGGCATCTACGAGCGTGAGCAGATCACCGCAAAGCAGATTCGTGAGCTGGCCAAACAGCCGGGCTTCATGAAGTCGCAGCTGCGCAAGGTGCTGGAGGAAGGACCGAAGCGGTCGCACACCATGGAAGAGTTGCGTGATGACGACCAGCGTGATGTGGCGCGTGACCTGTACGAGATGTGGACCTACTGGGGTGAGGTCGAGCATGATGACCTCGACGCCGCAGGTGTCAAGACAGGCGACAAGGATGAGCTGAAGAGCGTCAGTGCCTGCGTGATCATCATCAACAGCACCGTCGTCAAGGCGTTCCTGAACCCACTGGAAGGCGGCGACTTGCCGTATGACTTCTACGTCTGGGAGAAGGTCGCCAACAGCGTCTGGGGCTACGGTATCCCTTACCTGATGCGTTCCCAGCAGAAGGTGCTGAACGCTGCATGGCGTCAGATGATGGACAACGCAGGCGTGTCCAGCGGTCCGCAGATCGTCATGAAGCCGAACGTTATCCAGCCGGCTGACAAGCAGTGGCAGCTGTCCAGCCGCAAGATATGGTACGCAACCGATGACGTGGACGATGTGTCGAAAGCCTTTGCCACGTTCGAGTTCAACAGCCATCAGGCCGAACTGTCCGGCATCATCAAGATGGCCACAGAGCTGGTCGATCAAGAGACCGGTGTGCCGACTATCCTGCAAGGCGAGAAGGGCGCAGCGCCTGATACCGTTGGCGGTATGCAGATGCTGATGAACTCAGCCAACGTGGTGTTGCGCCGTCTGGTCAAACAGTTCGACGACATGGTCACACGTCCGCACATCCGCAGGTACTACGACTACAACATGCTGTACAACGAGGACGAAGAAGTTAAGGGCGACTTCAGCATCAACGCACGCGGCTCTTCGGCTTTGCTGATACGTGACATTCAGAATCAAGCATTCCTAAACCTGCTTGCAGCAGGTGCCAACCCTGTCTATGGCATGTATCTCGATACTGAGAAGCTGTTCCGCAAAGCACTGCAAGCGCAGCACGTCGATCCAGCCGAGGTCTTCAAGTCCGAGGAAGAGATCGAGCAGATGAAGGAACAGCAGAAGGCGATGGCCAACCAGCCACCGCCGCCTGACCCACGCATCGAAGCAGCGAACATCCGTGCCCAGACTGACCTTGAGCGTGCGAAGATGCAGAACGCAGGCGACATGGCTGAGATTCAAGCACGTCAAGCCAAGATGGAGCAGGAAGCGCAAATCAGAATGGCCGAGCTGGAGATGCAGCGCGAGGTCGAGATGCTGAAGATGGCCAACGCACAGAACCTGTCGCTGGAAAAGATCAAGGCCCAGTTGGCTGACACGGCGATCAAAGAACGTGGCCGCAAAGAGCTGTTCGCAGCCGAACAGGATTTGAAGATGCGTATGGGATCGGGGATATAAATTATGGCCGTTGCCCTCCAGCGAGAACTTGATGCGTACAACGATGCTATAGGCAAGTACGTTGCCCAAGCGCGCCACTACAAAGTTCAAGCTAACCAACACAACGATGCAGTAGATACGTACAAAGCTTCTTTTGTGCCGAATAGCAAAAACGAAATAGGTGTTTTTGCAAGAGACAAAGGCGGCGGTTACGTCAGTCGGGGCAACGTTAAAGCTCAACGTATATCTGCTGACCAAGCTAAAAACTACAAACGGATCGATCTTGGCGATAACCTTTTTAGTTTGCAATACCTAGATAACCCAGCACCGAAACCCGGCGAGTTCACTGCAGAAGAACCCATGTCGCCGGGACCAGCACCTTCGGTAACAGCAGCACAAGTGAGAAGACTGGACCAGCCTTCGCTGACAGACGTAGAGCGTGTCAGTGATTCGGGTTTAATCAACAACGCGTTTAAATACTAAAGGAAATAATCATGGCAACTATCGTACCTACCACTGATCGCGACACAGCATCAGGCGGCGTTCTTGTTACTTGGAACGCTATGGCGACCGGCGACTCTGGCGCACCTTTTAGCTTACATGCTTTAGCCGACATAACACTTCAAGTTTCAGGTACGTTTAGTGGATCAACAGTTACTTTCCAAGGATCAAACGATGGTACAAACTGGCATCCGCTAACCCAGCGCGGCGGCACAGCTAACATGGCCTACACCTCTGGGGCAAATCATATTTGCCAAGAGATGCCTGCGTTCATCCGCCCAAACATTACCGGCGGCACAGGTTCAGCTTTTAAAGTTACCGCAGCTGTTTTCTACAGATACGGAAAATCGCCGCTTTGATAGGGCAAACCGCTGCAAAGCAATGCAGGGCTATGCAAATAAAAATGTTGCACAAATCCTATGATAAAAGGTAGAATTTTTGCAGAGACCCTGTGTCCAAAATTTCTGAAAGCCAGCCTCGCGCTGGCTTTTTTATTATGATCAATTTTAATTCGCCAGAGTGGCATGTGATGCGTAAGTGGGCTGAAGAGCAGCTACGCAAATGCCGCGATAAAAACGACGCCGTCAACCTCTCCGATACCGAGACGGCGTTGCTGCGAGGTGAGATTCGATTTATAAAAAGATTTCTCGACTTGCCTAATGAGGCAACTCGGGGTGTGGTGGTTCAGCCGGACGAATAATCCCGCTTAACCGTTGTTCAAAGTCATCGAGAGATGGCTTTTTTATTGGAGAGCAAAGTGGAAGAAAACCAACTATCACCGGAGGAAGCACAACAGCTTTGGGATGAAGAGGCCGCAAAACTGGATGCTGACGATCAGTCCGCAAACCAGTCAATGGCCACAGCACCGGAAGACTTGCTGCTGGAAGACGAACCAATTGCTGAAGAAGCCGCGCCCGATGTAGAGCCGGAAGACCCACTGGCTGGTCTATCAGACGTTGTAAGAGCGAAGCTTGCTCAGATCGACGAACTGGCAACCGCCAATGCTCAACTGCTGCACCATGTAAAAACTGCCGAAGGTCGTGTGGCCGCGATGCAGCGTGAGTTCCAACAAGCCCGAGTGGCGCAACAACAAGTTGCCCCGCAAGAAGCTCCGTCTCAGGGACAGATCGTTAATGCAGCCAAGAACCCGGAAAAGTGGGAGCAGCTCAAGGAAGATTTCCCCGAGTGGGCTGGAGCGATGGAGGAGTATGTCGCGTCTAAGCTAGGGTCCGTTCAGTCACAGCAGGGGCTTGACCCCCAGCAAGTTGCCGCATTCGTGCAGCAGCAGGTTGACCAGACCAAAGTAGAGATGAGACAAGCCATCGAAGAGGCGCGTGTAGATGGTAAGTACGAGAACTGGAAGGACACCGTGAACACTTTGGAGTTCACGCAATGGTTCACCGTACAGTCGCCTGAAACACGTTCTCTGGCAAACAGTGACTCAGCGCGGGACGCTATTCGTATGCTGGACTTGTTCCACGAAACGAAGAAACGTTCAGCGTCGGATATCAGACAAGAGCGTGGGCAGCGACTTGCTGCTGCCGCGACAACTCGACCCGGCCAGACACCGCCGCCCAAAACATTGGACGACATGTCACCAGAAGAGCTTTGGAATTACGAAGCCGCAAAGCGCGAAAAAACTAAAGCGCAGCGCGGGTTTTAACTTAATCAAGTAAAGGAACAGCAATGGCTATTCAAAATTATTCAACCGTAGCGTCGCGTAACCTAATCCGCGCCGCACAAGGCATGCTTGAGCATGCACAACCCATCACAGTTCTGGGCGACTTCGGTACCCAGCGCGAGATGCCAATGAACTCGACCGACACTCTGGTTTTCCGTCGTACACTGCCTTTCGGTGCTTCGACTGCTGGTACCACTGTTGAAGGTTCGGCACGTTATCAGGGCACCCCACAGATCACAGCTTCGAACTTCGTGCTGGCTGAAGGCGTTACGCCTAACAGCAACACGATCTCTTTCCAAGACGTGACTGTCACCCTGCAGCAGTACGGCGTTCTGTTCAAGTACAGCTCGAAAGTTGAGCAGCTGTATGAAGATGACATCCCCGGCGAAATGGTCAAGCTGACTGGCGAGACTCTGGCCGAGGTAATGGAACTGGTCCGTTACGGTGTTCTGAAAGCTGGCTCGACTGTTGTCTACGCAAACGGCACCAGCCGCTCTGCTGTCAACACCGCAATCAGCCTGAACGCTATCCGTAAGACCGCACGTACTCTGGAATCGAACCGCTGCCGTCGCGTGACTTCGCGTCTGGCTCCCGGCGTTAATTTCGGTACTCGCGCTGTGCAGCCTGCGTATATCGTGTTCTGCCACACTGATGCTGTTTCTGACATCCGTAACCTGCCCGGTTTCACCCGCGTTGAAGACTACGGTTCGTTCAAGCCTATCCACGATCGCGAGATCGGCGCATGCGAAGACTTCCGTTTCATCTCCTCGCCCCTGCTGACTTCGTTCGCTGCTGCCGGTTCGGCTACGCTGAACGGCATGCTGTCGGTCGGTGCTGCTAACGTGGACGTGTACCCATTCATCGTCATCGGTGAAGACGCTTGGGGTCAGGTTGCACTGAAAGGCATGCAGGCTATCAAGCCTGTCGTCCTGAAGGCATCGCAGACTAACCACGCCAACCCACTGGGCCAGTTCGGCTACGTTGGTGCCTCGACATGGTTTGCTACCGTGCGTCTGAACGACGCATGGATGGGCCGTATCGAAGCCGGTGTGACCGCTCTCTAATGATTAGCCGGGGCTTCGGCCCCGGCATCTATTAAAAGGAACACACCATGAGTAATCCACATTTTTATAGCCTCCTTAATTCTGGAGAATTAGTTGGCGATGTAGTTGGTGCAGTAATAGCTACGCCGCCAATTACAACTACCGCTTCAATAGTTTGCAGTCGCGAAGTACATGCGGGTCGGACTATTACAATCAATGCCGCCGCAGGTTGTGCAGTAACATTGCCAGCTGCAACAGGTACTGGTTCAGTATACCGATTCTTTATAGGCACCACCATTACTTCAAACAGCACCACCATCAAGGTGGCAAATGCTACTGATGTAATGTCAGGCCGTGCATACGTAATTAGCGATGGCGCAGCTGCTGTACTTGGCTATGCTACCGCCGCTACTGATGACACCATTACACTTAACGGTACTACGTTAGGTGGATTTGCTGGTGATCTCATTGAAATTATTGACGCAATCGCCGGTACATACCTTGTTAGCGTACACACTAAAGCCACTGGTACGGAAGCAACTCCGTTCTCGGCAACTGTCTCCTAATCTTTTTAAGGAATTTCACCATGTCATACAATATTGAACAAATTAACAGTGGCTTTCAGTCACTGACTGCGGCTGGCCTTGCAGAAGGTACCAACGCAAACACCTACAAGACCGTCAACACTTTGGCTTTCACCATCAACGGTGTGTTCAAGTCCAAAGCCGCTACGGATAACGTCGCGTTTACTTCAGGCATCGGTACCGTTCCTCCTTCTAGCGCAGCTCTGTACGCTGTCTGGATCGACACCAGCGGTAACTTGAGCAACACCCGTGGCCCAGTCGTTGACGCTGCTGATCCTTGCCCAGTCCCAACCCAGACCACCGCTAACGTGGCACTGGTTGGCCTGATCAAGGTCGTGACAAGCAGCTCGGTTACCTTCACCCCCGGCAGCACCGATCTGGGCGCAACAGGTGTTACTGACACCTTCTTCGACTGTTCAGTCATGCCCGGCGCAGCACTGTAAGGTTGCCGTCTCTCCTCTCTCCGAGGGACTTTTGGAAGGCCACTCCGGTGGCCTTCCTTTTTTGACGGCTTGTTTTTTCAACGTAAGGAGAATGGCAAATGAGTAAAAATAAAATGACAGGGATCGAGATTAGCGACGATACCCCGACAATCGAACCGGTAGCGGCTGTAAAAGATTTTCGTGAGTTGGCAGCGGAAGAATCTTTCATGAACGAAATTGTTACTGTTCTTGTTCATGCGACGACTGACGAAAACCAATCGCCTCACGTCATTGTCAATTGCAACGGTATGAATCAACCTATCGTCCGTGGCATGCCAACCGACGTAAAAAGAAAGTACGTAGAGATTCTGGCACGCATGAAAGAGACGCGTTACAGCCAGCACGTACATAACCCAGCAGCTCCTGATCAAATCGAGATGCGTGCGCGTCACGGCTTGTCATATCCATTCGATCTGGTGGAAGACAAGAACCCCCGTGGTCGCGCATGGCTCAATCACATATTGGCTGAACCCGCATGAATTTCCTACAGCTAGTCAACCAGCTGCGCGTTGAGTGCGGCGTCTCTGGACCACCGTTGTCTACCGTTGCCGGCCAGCTTGCCGGCAGCGAAAACGCACGCATGGTCACATGGATTCAAACCGCATGGAATGATATCCAAACGAGCAAGGAAGACTGGCTGTTTTTGCGGGAACCATTTCAGTTTAATACCGTTGCGCTGCAACAAATCTACACACCGGTGGAAGCCGGTTTGACTATGGCCACGTTCGGAAATTGGAAGCGTGACAGCTTCCGGTGTTCGAGCGTGGGGTCAAACTACACCGACGAGCAGTTGATGAATTACATGGAGTGGACGACGTTTCGCAACCTGTACATTTACGCCAACATGCGCAACACTTATACGCGCCCTGTTGTCGTCACTATCGATCCGCACAAGAACCTTGGCTTTGGTGCGATACCCGACATTCCTTATGTAATCACCGGCGAGTATTACACTCAGCCGCTTGAGCTTTTAGTTGACGCTGATATACCGGCTATACCAAGCCGCTTTCACATGGTCATTGTTTACCGAGCGATGATGTATTACGCTGGCTATGAAGCTGCCCCTGAAGTCATGTCTCGCGGTGAGTTTGAATACAAACGCCTTTCCTCACGCATTGACATTGACCAGCTCCCAACAACCGTTAGCGGACCGCCTTTGGCGTAAGGAGACGCAGCCGTGCCAATGCCTGCGCCACAAGTTCAATATGATCTGGTCTACCTTAAAGGTGGACTTGACCTTATCACCCCGACGCTGGCAATCCCCGCCGGCGTTGCGCGAGACGCATACAACTTTGAAGTATCTATCACCGGCGGCTATACCCGCATTGCCGGGTATGAAAGGTTTGACGGTAGGCCAGCGCCTTCTTCTGCCACATACGCATCAATCCAAATCAGTTTGACCGGTGCAATTAGCGTAAACGATTCAATCGTTGGCGTCACTTCAGGTAGGTCCGGCACCGTTATTGCAATTGACGGCGGAAGCGTTTACTACACAAAGTCCACGGGCGCTTTTACCCTTGGTGAAACGATCAACGTTCTTGGCGTGGCTAAAGGTACGGTTGCTGCTTTAGCCGCAACGGCCAGTGTAACTTCTGCGGAAGAAGCCGAATATTTTGGTCTTGCAGCTAACGTCTATCGAACTGATATAACAGTGGTTCCCGGCAGCGGCCCCATACGTGGCGTGGTGGAATTAGGCGGTACCGTTTATGCATGGCGAAACGATGCCGCCGGTACTGCAATGGCTATTTATAAATCCACCAGTGCAGGCTGGGTCAACGTGGCCCTTGGATTTGAGCTAAGTTTTAATACGGGCACCGCCGAGATATTTGAAGGTAATGTGATCACTGGTGCAAGCAGCGGCAGAACCGCCACAGTGACTCGGGTTGTTCTTGAGACCGGAAGCTGGACAGCCGGGACAGCAGCAGGCCGTTTAATATTTGCCAGCGCCTCTGGAAATTTTACCGCCGCAGAACTTCTTCAAGTATCCGCATCTAATAAAGCAACCGTTGTTGCAGTTCAAACCGCAATCACTCTTGCGCCCAACGGTCGAGTCGAAACCGTAGCCGGTAATTTTGGCGGAACAGATTTAAACCTTCGAATTTACGGTTGCGATAACGTTAATCGAGGTTTTGAATTTGACGGCACAACATACGTGCCCATCCACACCGGCATGGCTACGGATACACCGAATCACGTTGCGGTTCATAAGCAACATTTGTTTTTTTCTTTTGGCCCATCATTGCAATTTTCGGCTATCAGTTCTCCCTATCAATGGACGCCACTGTTGGGTGCAGGGGAGATTGTTCAGCCAGAACCGATAACGGCTTTGGTTATTCAGCCCGGAGATCAAACGACCGGGGCGATGGCTGTTTACTCAGATAATTTTACGTACATTCTGTACGGCACAGATTCAACAAGTTGGACCCTATCTGCTTACAATACCGGCGCTGGTGCAAAAGCTTACAGTGGTCAGAATCTTGGCCAAACCTATACGTTTGACAATCGCGGCGTGATAACGTTGCAGGCAACTCTAAGCTACGGCAACTTTGATACGGCTGCGGTGACTTTGAACATACGTCCGTTCACACAGTCTCGGCGAAACCTTGTAACTGCAAGCGGACTAAATCGAGAGAAATCACAGTATCGTTTATTTTTCTCAGACGGTTACGCACTCTACATAACAATTGCCAACGGCCAAATGCTTGGGGCAATGCCGGTTCGTTTTCCAGATCAGGTTACTTGTGCTTGCGAATCAACAGATTCGTTTACCACTGAGACAATGTTCTTTGGTTCTGATAACGGTTTTGTTTATGCACTAGATGTTGGAACATCATTTGATGGCGAAAACATCAATGCTACTCTTGAACTGAATTACAACTCAGAAAACTCGCCACGGCTATTAAAGAGATACCGTCGCGGTTCTTTTGAAATTACAGGTAGCGGTTATTGCGAATTTCAATTTGCTTACGACCTCGGCTATTCAAGTACCTACATAGGACAAGAGTCAGCTGCTGCGTATCCAAATAATTTTGCAGCCAGTTATTGGGATTCGGTTTTCTGGGATTTGTTTGTATGGGATGGTAGAACTTTGTCACCGACCGACGTAGAGATCAAAGGTACGGGAGAAAACATTTTGCTTCGCATCTCATCTGACTCACCTTACTACCAGCCGTTTACTATAAACAGCGTGATATTGCACTACACCACCCGTAGAGGATTGCGATAATGGCAAATGATTTTTACAACCACGGTAGTTTCCCGACCACTGGCTCGGCTGCTACATCGGCCAGTATGCGTGCGGAGCTGGACTCGATCGCAGCAGGCTTTGACAAGATGCCTACCCTGACGGCTAGTGCCAATGCAATCATTGTTGTTAACTCTACCGCCACGGCCCTTACTTCCATAGCAAGCTTACCTGCCACGGCAGGCGGCACTGGCCAAACGTCTTATGCAATAGGCGATCTGCTTTACGCCAGCACAACCACGGCTCTGTCCAAGCTGGCCGATGTGGCCACAGGCAATGCGTTGATCTCAGGCGGCGTAAGTGTAGCGCCGAGCTGGGGCAAGATCGGTCTGACGACCCACGTATCGGGCACCTTGCCTGTAGCCAATGGCGGTACAGGCATTACAAGTTTCGGCACGGGTGTTGCTACCGCACTTGGCGTCAACGTAGGAACGGCTGGCGCGTTCGTCGTCAACGGTGGTGCTTTAGGTACGCCGTCCTCCGGCACAGTAACCAATTTGACCGGGACTGCATCGATCAATATTAATGGTACGGTTGGCGCTACTACTGCCAATACAGGCGCGTTTACGTCAATAACATCTACCAGCGCATCAGGTATTTTAACCCGCGCTGCGGCTACGCAAGACGGCGTTGAACTTATTGGACGCGCTGGTGGCACAACATCACTTAAAGTAACTCTAACGCCAACGACATTAACCGCAAGCAGAACAATTACTTTCCCAGACGCAAACATAAATTTTGCAACGGGTCTTCCTGTTGCTAATGGCGGTACAGGGCTGACATCAGGAACGTCTGGCGGTGTGCTCTATTACTCTGCTACAGGAACCTTGGCAAGCTCTGCTGCATTAGCAGCAAGTGCAATAGTTCTTGGCGGTGGTGCTGGAGCGGCTCCGGCAACAACTACAACAGGCACCGGCGTCATTACCGCCCTTGGCGTCAGCGTCGGCACCGCTGGCGCGTTCGTCGTCAACGGCGGTGCGCTTGGCACGCCTTCCAGCGGCACAGTCACAAACCTGACAGGTACAGCATCGATCAATATTAACGGCACGGTGGGTGCAACAACTCCTGCTGCTGGCACGTTCACATCACTGTCTGACTCCGGCAACCTGACCTTCACCGGCACAGGCAACCGCATCACTGGCGACTTCAGCAATGCGACGTTTGCCAACCGTGTGGCGTTTCAGACGAGTACGGCCAACAGCGCAACAACGGTTTATGCAATTCCTAGTGGTTCTTCTACTACTTCAGGATTTATTGCGAGTACCGATCCGGCTGTAACAAACGGATCAGAAGTTCGTGTTGTTGTTACTGGAACAGCCGCAACACTTACCAGCAGCTTCAGAGGCAGCGGAACTACATTGCCATTAACTTTTGATGTTGGTGGCGAGCGTATGCGTTTAGATACGGTCGGTAATGTTCTTATAGGTGGAACCGCTGTTCGCGGTACAACTGTTGGTGCTGCTCACCTTGACATATTCAATGGCACAGCACCCGCCGGTACATTGTCCAACGGCATTTCGCTGTATTCAGCTTCCGGCGATTTCAACTTCATGGATGCAACCGGCAATGGGTACAAAGTCGGTTTCCGAAATGTGCCTGCCGTCGGAACTAAAACCGCTTCGTATACGCTTGCAACAGCCGATGTCGGTAAATATGTACAAGTAGGTGCTGCTGGCGCAATCGTTATTCCAGATGCAACTTTTGCTGAAGGCGATATTGTTTCTGTTTTTAATAATAATGCTGCTTCTATCACAATCACTTGTACTATAACGACGGCTTATATATCAGGAACTGATGCAGACAAAGCGACGGTAACATTAGCAACAAGAGGCGTTGCAACCATCTTCTTTATATCCGGAACTGTTTGTGTTATTACGGGGAACGTAACATGAGTGGTATTCATCATTTTCTGCTTGGCGGTGTAGCTGGACGGGTTTCTGTCCCTTTAACAATTAGTGCAAATACCAACAACTATGATGTGTACACAAACCGTGGCCCTACTTACGTTGCCGGTATTTCTGATATTACCGTTACGGTAAACCCCGGTGTTACGGTAGGAAGTACCGCAACTCCAACTTATGCTATGTTGGTGCCCTCCGCTTTTAACCCCGCTGACACGGTGACCATTGTAAATAACGGTGTGATCCAAGGGATGGGCGGGGCTGGCGGCGGTGGTGGGGCTGCTGCGGTTACTCCGGGTGGTTCGGGAAGTGTTGGTGGCTCCGCAATTTACGTAAACCGTCCAACCGTCATAACTAATAACAACACTGTTGCTGCTGGCGGCGGCGGTGGGGGTGGCGGCGCTGGCGCTCCCGGTCCATACCCAACTCCCAAAGGTAGCGGCGCTGTACCTATTGGCGGCGGTGGTGGCGGGGGCGGAGCCGGTACTAATGGCGGTGCTGGTGGCGGCGGTGGTCCCGGCTCTGGACCGGGGAATGCTGGTAGTGCCGGAACTTCTCCTGCTGGTGGCGCTGGTGGTCCCGCAAGAACTGTTGCTACTCCGGCTGGACCTCGTACTGGTGCGGCGGGTGGTGCTGGTGGTGGTCGTGGTGCTGTTGGAACCGCTGGCGCTCCCGGTGGCGGTACTGGGGGCGCTGCCGGCGCAGCTGGTAACTATATTGTTGGGAATCCATTTGTCACTTGGCCTGCTACTGGTACGCGCCAAGGTGGGGTAGCTTAATAGGAGTTGGTATGAACACGCTATACATGAAAATTCACGCTTTTGAAGAGCAGTCTTATTCTCTTATTGTGTCTTTCGCATCAGACACAACACGCTCTCAGAATCCAGATGATTATCCCCAATACGCCTATCAGCCTATGAACATGTGGCCTGATATAAACGACCCTGATGAAATTAAAAAACGTATTGCCATTGCTGGTGTTTATCTTGCGGAACAGCAAGAACGTGAAGAAAAGTTTATTGCCGATTCTTTAAAAGTGCAAGCATATACAAATATGGTTGGACAAGGGGGGTCGTATCTTATTACTGATTTAATTCCTCCAGCGCCAACTCCTGTTACTCCTGAAATACATACCCAAACGGTGTAATCATGGAGCAAAAATTTATTCGCGCATTTGGTTATATATTTATCCAAAACACATATGAGCAAGGGCTTAGATGGAAACTTGTTCGTAAAGACATTGTTACATGCACAGTGTTTTGCTCTAAAGGGTATGTTGAATCTTTTGACGCACAAACGGGGGATCGCTCAACAGACAACTACCCCGGACGTATCTTTAGAGACGGTGATTACCACTGCAAAGAATATGACCTGTATGTAACTGAGCCTACCGTTGTTTACTGCTACGATGAATTGTTAAATGACAGCCGCAAATTAAATTTAGAACCGGTAGATTTGTCGCAGGGGCAGGATGTTGTTTTTGAAAATGGCACAAAGTTTTTACTGTGTGAAGGTGTTTTATACATAAACAATGTGTCGTTTGCGGCACCTGCTGCTATTTCAATTACTACTGGCGACAAGGTTGTTACGCCTGAAACCCGGTGCTTGGGATTAAAAATTTTATGAAACACGCAGCCAAATTAGCCCTTGACGTACCAATGCCTTTTCTTGACAAGGAAAATGTTTTGGATGGCGCACGTATTATTAAAAAGCATGGGTATTCTTTGAACAAAGCGGATAAGCCAAGGGCAATTCGACGCTATTTGCCTAGAAACCAAACAGAGCTTGTGCGAGATAAACTTCCAGAAGATATAAAGCATGGGCTGCTTTTAGTAAATCTTAGCGAAATGCGTTTGCTTGCGCCGCATATTCATTTGGAAGAAATGTCAATAATAAACTTTTACATTGAGGCAGGCGGTGAAAAAACTTCGTTTTGGGATGGCGAAATTATTTCCAGCGAAGACAATCTTGTTGATAACGGAAACGGGTATTTAGATTTGCGTCGAGATGTGTTAACTGAGTGTGAGAATTTTATTGCTAAACCGGGCGATGTTTGGGTAATTGATTCCGCTTTTCCACACTCTGTTAGTTATGTAGACGACAAGAGAGACCCAGAATTTCGTTACGAACCAATTGACGACCAGCCAAGAATCATTATGCAAGCTTATTTTAATATTCCATTTACGGCAGTAAAAGATTCTTTAAAGGATATGGTGATCTTTTGAAACCGATTCAAATTTCAAAAATTATCCCACTTGAGTTTTGTCAATTTTTCACGCACGTTCTTATGCGGCAGGGGGATTTAAACCCAAAAGGGGACGACCAAGTACCTAGTGCAAAGAGTATTTTGGACCATGAGTATATGTTTGAAACACTGCACGAACGATTGTGGCCTGTTATTGAGAAAGCTGTTGGTGAGGACTTAATCCCAACTTATGCGTATGCGCGGCTTTACAGTAATGGCGATGTGTTAGAACGCCATAAAGACCGATCAGCTTGCGAAGTCAGCATTACTATTCAGCTTGGCCGATCGCACCATTACGCTTGGCCCATTTACATGGGTGGGCAACGCTTCGACCTCGGCGAAGGGGATGGTGTAATTTATCCGGGGTGTGATGTAGAGCATTGGCGTGACAAGTGTGACGGCCCTGAAGGTTATTACGCAGGACAAGTCTTTTTGCATTTTGTTTATAAGAACGGACAATACGCCGGAGAAGTAGGTGATAACACTGTGCGCGACATATATTCTTACGTAAAAGCTAGAACGCACATGGCGGAAAACAAATAATTTATGGTTTGTGTATTCGACAATGTACTATCAGAACTTGAGCGCACGACGGTGCGGGATTATTTTTTAAGTTTTAACGCTTCTACAAAGTTTGAATGGGCGGATGGAACCTGCCGTGAAATTATTTTATATGGGTCTCCACTATCTAAACTTTTGCAGATTGTTGAAACACATGTTGATTTATCCAAAATGGTGGGTTGTGAGTATTGGTCTCACTTAAACACAAAAACTGGATGGCACAAAGATACTGATGAAACTTTTTTGTATAGGGACGGAGTTGAAAAATTCCCAATATGCAGTTGTGTATATTACCCCGAAGTGGATGTTCAGTTAGGTGGTGATCTGGTGTTTGAAACAATGCGAATCAAACCCGTAACTAACAGGTTGGTTATCTTTGCGCCAAACATACTACACGCAGTAGAGAGCTTTACGGGGAAGAGATTAGCAATTGCGGTGAATCCTTGGGGTTATAAATTGGAGCATGCATGTCAACCAGAATAACGGGTATCGGCGAGACAGTTTTGTTTCAAGCTAACTGCAAACATTTTTATGTGTCTGGGTTTGATTTAAACATATTGGCGGATGAGGTTTTAAATAATTTTGACCCAAAGAACAGAATTTCTAACGATAAAAATATCTATGGTCCAGAGTATGAAGATTTTTATTTTGAGTTTGGAGAGCATACAAAAAAATTAATTGGCTGCATTTCCGCCGTTGCAGATTCCATGCAAATGGAGATAGTCAATCGTGTATGGTCACAGGTTCATCATCCTTACGAAAGTTGTAATTTGCATGACCACATTGGCTTGGCTGATATGGGTTTTGTGTTTTATAAAAGTTCCAGCCGGCGCTGGTAAATTGTATTTTGATTTTGGTCCGGCAGGAATTTCTACCGTAGAACCAATTGAGGGAATGCTTGTTGTTTTTCCTGCGTATATAAAGCATGGCGTAACAAAAAACCTTAGTGACGATTTACGTATTTCAATAGCTGGCGACTTTAGAAAAAAACAATGATTTATCCAATACCACCACGCGCTATACCGGGCAAAGACCATTTTGCGTATTGGGAAGACTTTCTTACGCCTGAAGATATTAATCTTATTCTTGCGCAACCAGAATGGTTAAACCTTCAGAGCGGATGTGTTGGCGGTTCTTCCGGTACAAGCGAATTAAACGAGCGCATCCGCTCAAGTCAAGTGGCGTGGATTGGCGCAAAGCCGGAGCTACAACACATCTGGGAAAAACTTGCAGAAACAGTGGCGGAAGTTAACAGCCGCTTTTTTCATTTTGATTTGACTGGGTTTCATGAGCCAATGCAACTTGGTTTGTACACCGAACAGCAGCAAGGGCACTACGATTGGCACACCGATGCTTCACCAACGGATAGGAATGTTCCACGAAAGCTGTCGCTATCCATGTTGTTATCTGACCCGTCTGAGTTTCAAGGCGGTGAGTTTCAAGTAAAAACCAGTAGTGATACGGTGCAGACGTTAGAAACATTAAAGGGTAGAGCGTGGTTTTTTCCTTCTTATACTTTGCATCGCGTAGCCCCGGTCACAAAAGGCGTGCGTCGCTCATTAGTGTTGTGGGTCGGCGGCCCAGCGTTTCGTTAATGGAGATAGAGAATGTCTGATTGGTTGACTAACCTTGGCGTAGGTATCGCTGCCGCTGGCGCTGGTGCCTACGGTATGTACCAGAAGATCATGGCCGATAGCCGCAACAACAAAGCGGCTGACGTTACCGATGCCGCGTGGCAGCAAGTCATCGTTACCCTGCGCGAGGAAGTCTCACGCTTGTCTGATCGGCTGGCCGCAGTTGAAGAGCAGAACCGTAAGTGCGAGGAACGCAATGATTCTTTGCATCAAGATATTCTTAATCTTAAACAGCAATTGCATTTGCATTGATATGTGGACCCGCTAACCCTACTAGCTGCTGCCAACGCGGCGGTTGCCGCAGTCAAGAAAGGATGTCAGCTTTACAAGGACATCAAGGGTGCAGCAGGTGAAGTCAAGGATGTACTGGATGATTTAAAGACTCAGTTTGGAAAGATTCAGAATCCGACAAACGCGCAGAAAGTTCAGTACAACGAAGAAGTACAGCGAGTTCAAGAAATAGGTAAGGCCGATCCGAACAATGTGTTTATCCAGATAGGAAACGATCTGGGTGCGCTAATGGATGAGTACGACAAGATTGGCAAAGTGTTTATCCAACAGGAAGCAGAGGCAACGCAGGTGTACACCGGTACGGATTCGATTGGTAAGCGCGCATTAATTCGAGTCATCATACGGTCAAGATTAGATGCGATGTTTGCAGAGTTGCGCGAGATGATGGTCTATAAAGCCCCGGCTGAATTGGGTGACTTGTGGGGCAAGTATGAAAAGATGTGGAAGCAGATTGTCATTGAGCAGGACGAAGCACACAAACGCGAAACCATAAAGATACAGATAGAAGCTGCGCGACGGCGCAAGCTGGCAGAGAAAAGGAAGGAAGACGCAGTATGGGTTGGAGCAATCCTTTTCGTCGTAGCGTGGTACGTCGGAGTTCTAGTGCTGATTCGGACGAGCCACACATACCGTGGGCTTTACTCGTCGCCGTTTTGGTCTTGTGTCTTGTGCTAGTAATTGCGCTGCCTGTCATGGGGGTGATGTATATGGACATGAACAATGCGCTGTACAAAGCTGCTGAAGAAACGCGCAAGATGAAGGAACTACGATTAAAAGTTTTACGTGAAATGAGGGGTGAAGAATGATTGCATTCCAGCAGTTTAAACAGCTAGTCCCCAACACCAAGTACCAACAGCAATGGTATGACGCTTTGTTTGGAAAGCAGACTGAACTATCAGGCAAGTCATTAGCTGAAGATTACGAGATCAACACACCGAAGCGCATCGCCGCATTTATGGCCCAATGTGGCCATGAGTCCGGCGGCTTTGTCTGGTTGACTGAGAACCTAAACTACAGCGCCGCAGGTCTGATGAAAACGTTTGCCAAGTATTTTCCAGACCAAGCAACAGCCAACGCCTACGCACGCCAGCCGGACAAGATTGCCAACAAGGTTTACGCTAATCGCATGGGTAACGGCGATGAAGCGTCAGGCGATGGTGCCCGGTACAAGGGACGCGGGTTGATCCAAGTCACCGGCAAGGATAATTATTTTTGGTTTGCATCGTCTCTTGGCATCACCCCAGAAGCGGCGGCAGAGTACATGCAGACCTTCGAGGGTGCGGCACAGAGCGCATGCTGGTATTGGGAAAACACAAGCTTGAACAAGTTGGCAGATGCTGGCGACATTTTGACTATGACCAAACGGATTAACGGAGGCACCATTGGACTCGAAGATCGTAAGAAACATTATGCTCATGCTCTTCATGTGCTTGGCGATTAATGCTTGCGGCGACCGGTTTCGTTACCCATGCCAAGACCCTGCTAACTGGGAAACGAAAGAATGCAAGCCACCTATTTGCACTGCAACTGGTACCTGTCCTGAAGATGTCACTCAACCTGAAAAGGTAAAACCATGATTTTCAAAGCCACAGAAGAGCAGCTTAATTCTTTACTGAAGTTCACCATCGGTATTACCTTTTGCTTAATCCTTGTCATCATGGCAGGGCTGTCGATGTACTCGGTGGTGTTCGTCACCCAGCCAATGTCTGGCATGGCGCCAGCGGATAAGAATTTTTTCTTGCTGCTTTCCGACATGTCGAAGTACATTCTCGGTGCGCTGGCCACACTGATTGCAGTCAAGGGTAAGGACGCGTTCGTGCCGCCTCCCGGCGTATCGACCGCTGCTGACTTCAAGGACGCACCACCACCGCCTAAACCTGCCCCTGTTGTAACTACGACGGTGACCACAGTACGCACCGACGGCGACCCGGCTACTACCGGTTACGGCGGCAAGGCAGCACCTGTTCAACCACCACACCCGGAGAGAAGCGAATGAAAAAGCTAATTGCACTTATTGCGTTTGTCCCGCTGATTCTGTTTGCTGCTGAGACCAAGAAGGTCTGCCACAAGGAAAAGCAGAAAGGCAAAGAAGTCGAGGTCTGCAAAATGGTCAAGGTCCACAAAAAACTGGACGGGACCAAGGTGCCTCCTAAATGATGAACCCGTGGATCATTCTCGGTTTCGTGATTGCAATCATTGGCGCAGCTGGCGCTGGGTATTACCAAGGTAACGAAGCCGGTCAGGCCAAGGTCCAGCAGGCTTGGGACAAGGAACGCGCTGCACAGGAGGCCGCCTACGCGCAGGCGCAGGCAGCCGCCCGTGAGAAAGAACAAGAGCTACAGGCCGGTGCCGATTCATTGAGGAAGGAAAAAGACCGTGAAATCCGTGATCTTAATGCTAGGGCTGTCGCTCTTTCTAACAGCCTGCGGGACCGTCCGTCCCGCCCCACCACCGAAAGCAGTCCCGTGCCCGGTACCGCCAGCACTGGACCAAGTGGTTGTACCCCCAAGCAGCTTTACCGAGAGGATAGCGAAGTGGTTGTTGGACTCGCCAGAGAAGCCGACGAAATCAGAGCCGCCCTCAAGCAATGCTACGCCCAATACGAAACCTTGAGAAAGGCGAACCCATGACAGCAGCTTGGACAAAGAAGGCTGGCAAGAGCGAAGCCGGCGGCTTGAATGAGAAAGGCCGGAAAAGCTATGAGCGAGAGAATCCCGGCAGCGACCTAAAAGCTCCGCAACCCGAAGGTGGGTCACGGAAGAAAAGCTTCTGCGCTAGAATGCGCGGAATGAAAGCCAAATTGACAAGTGCCAAAACGGCAAATGATCCGAACAGCCGCATCAATAAATCGTTGCGCGTTTGGAAATGTTAATGGTAGAATTTTCGAAGGGACCCCGCGTCCTTGAAAAAGCCGCTGACTAAGCGGCTTTTCTTTTTGGAGTTACAAAAAAATGGCCACGACAACCACGACGCCCCCTGCCGGCACGCAAGTAACGAATCCCTATGCCAATAAAACCACGGCACAGGTACAGGACGAAGCTGAGAACGCGGTAACGCAAGCAACAACCACGGGCTATACCGCAAGCACTATCGGTGCGCCTACCGGTTATACAGCCGCTGATGCGACCGCAACCGGCTTTGCGGGTGGAGTTACTGCCGGGACTGACGCAGCTAAGTATGAAGCTGATAAAGCGAAGGCTGAAGGTTACACCGCAACTTCTGCGCAAAACACAGCTTGGAACTTAGACCCGTCAAAACAAACAGTAGCGGGTCAGGTAGAAGGTCTTATCGCTAAAAACTCGCCGCTAATGCAGCAGGCAGAAACGTCTGCCCTTCAGCAGATGAACCGTCGCGGTCTGTTGAATTCCAGTATGGCAGTTGGTGCCGGCCAAGAAGCCGTTTTGAAACAGGCACTGCCTATCGCTCAAGCTGATGCAACCGCTTATCAAGCGCAAGCAAAATTCAACGCTGAACAGAGTAATCAACTGTCGCAATTTAACGCAACGCTTACTAGCGAAGCTTCTAAGTTTGGCGCTAATGCCACGAACGTTATTGCCACAGCAAACCAAGCCGCAACCAATGAGGCTCTGAAAGCAGGCGCTACGGCTGAGAACATTAGATCAGCTGCCTACACCGCTGCTTATAACGATGCTTTGAAATTTGGAGCCAGTGCTACGAATGCAGCTTCGCTTGCTAACGCTGCTGCCGATTCTGAGTCCGCTAAATTTACAGCAACCGCAACTAATGCGGCAGCCGCAGCAAACGCTGAAGCAACAAACCGTGCGAAAGAATTTGAAGCCACTGGCAAGAATACTGCAGCCAGAGAGTACGCCGCCGCGTTGAATGAAACAACGCAAAGCATGCTTGATAATTCTCTCAAGATTAGTATGGCTAACGCCGACAGTGCTACTAAACTTGAACTGCAAAACATTGACGCCACGACACGTAAAGACTTGGCAAACATCGAAGCCAAGTACAAAAACGAAATGCAGGCTTCGTCGTCAGCCAATGAGATATTCCAGCAGACGACGAAAAATATCGCCGATATTATGGCGAACCCAGACCTCGCTTCATACGCGACATCCGATGGCAAAGCACCTACAGAAGACAAGAAGAACTGGCCGCCCGGAGCTACGAAGTTGACGAACGGTAAGTTGTATGATGCCAATAACAAAGAGATCGTAAGTCCGAAGCAAGCTGCGGTTGATACCCAGAAATCTTACCTGCAAGGTTCCATGATGATTCTCAGCACGACATCTGGTATCCAAGGCTTGAAAGATTTGATCACGTTCTGATGAACCGAGAAGATTTACTGGAACCGATTGTTGCATCGATTCGCCAAGGCTTGCACTTGGCGAAGCAGGACATACTGAAGTATCTGGAAGACTGGGAACTGATACCGGTTGAGATGGATGGGCAGCACGCCGCAACAGTGATTGCCAAAGGAACAGAGATTCACATTGCAGCCGTAGAAGGTTATCGACCTAAAGCTTCTCAGCGTCGTGTGATTCACGGTTTCTTGAAACCGCTGTTTGATCGCCATGAGTTTCTGACGACGCGGGTGCCGCATCATCGATTGAAACAAAAAAAGTTTGTGCAGCGTGTAGGTTTTAAACCTACGTGGAAAGATGAAAATTTTGAATACTACATGCTGGCCAGCATGCCGTTTAAAAGGAAACAGTAATGTCTAAAATTTACTTCTCGCGGTCTATCAGCCGCACGATGTCTGCCGACCACCCTGTGGGTGACCCGACCGGCGGCGCGGCATACGGCGAAAAGAATGATCCAATATCAGCCGTTCTGTCGATCGCGACAATGGCAGGCACGTATGCTTCAATAGGAACGACGATAACGCTTATGCAAGGTATTACTATGGCCGGCGCAGCTTTAAGCTTAGTCGGCAACATTACCGGCAATAAGACGTTGTCAAAAATCGGCATGGTTGCTGGTATTGCTGGCGGACTTGGCCAGATGGGCGCATTTGGTGAAACAGCTAAGAGCGCAACATGGGGCAGCACTTTTGGCGGCAGCAGTGCCCCGCCGGTTGCGCCCGGTACCGTCGCGCCTTTGAAAGGAACACCAACAAACACAACTACCGTTGCGGGTACTTCTAAGGATGTTGCAGCTTACGGGCAAACCACCGCCGCCAATGCTCCGGCTCCGGCTCCGGCTCCGGCTCCGGCTCCGGCTCCGGCTCCGGCTCCGGCTCCGGTTATGACTGGTGGAGGGCCCGGTGTAACACCTAACAGCGGCTCCGCTTACACAGGTCCCATAACGCCTGCCGGGGCAGACTTAGCCAATTACGCAGGCCCCACTGTGCCCACAACTGAACCGGGCTTTTTTAGTAACGCTTGGGAAACAACTAAAGACCTTGCTTCAGGACTTAACCCAATAACTAATCCCTACGGTGCGATGGCGGTTGGCCAAATAGCCGCTCCAATTTCTGAATATCTGTCCGGTAAAACTGACGCAGAGATTGACGCTCTGGAAGCGCAGACTGGTTACGCTGACGCAAAAGCTTTGCAGATGCAAGAAGAGATTGCGACCGAGAAACGCCGCCGTGCAAATTTGAACGCAGGCTATGGGCAGGTCAATACCGGTATTACGGTCAACCCAAATGCGTACACAGCCCAGCAGGGTCTGATCGCGCAACAGATGCAGCAGGCATAAGGAGATAGCCATGGCAAAGGGACTTATTCAAGACAAGATGGCGCGTCCTGAAGGCGATGACATTGATACTGAAACTATCAAGAAGAACATCAACATGCCGCCAGAGTTGCAGGAAGCTTATGAGCGCGTCGTTATCGCTGGCATGAAGGTGATGTTTTCCAAAGAGTCTCACAAGCTGATGCTTGATGAACTCCAGAAAGAAGGTCCGTTAGGGCAGAAGCTCGGCATGGGTATTGCCGGTTTGATGTTGCTGCTGATTAAAGAATCGAACGGCACCATACCTCCTGAAGTCATCATTCCTGCCGGCATCAATTTGCTGACCAGAGCGGCTGACTTTATCCGCAAATCTAAAATAGAAAAAATTACCAATGCTGACATTGGTGACGCGATGGAGATAATGATCTCTACCATCTTGCAAAAGTTTGGCGTTGAACCTGAACAGATGGCGCAGATGCTGAATCAGTACAGCGACGAAAACATTCCTGCTGAAATGGGAGCTTGATATGGCTCAAGGTTTAATTGCTGCCGCCCTTGGCGGTTTTGGCAAAGCTCTCTCCAGTGTGGGGGAGATGGAAGCCAAGAAACAAAACGAAGCCAAACTTCGCAAAGAAATTATGGCCATGGAAAGCGAAGAGCGTTTGCGCCTTGACGAAATAACTTTTGGTCGCGAGATGGCGCGTGCGCCGATACGAGCAACAACACAAGCTAAAGCTGATGTAATTGGTAGGTCCACCAAAATAGATGAAGAGAATAGACTGGGAGTACCTGAAGCAGAAGCAAAACAAACCGTTACTAAAAACAGGCTGGTTACTGAACAAGAGTTAAAACAGAACACACCGAAGCTTAATGCCGAGCTTAAAGTTCGAACACGTATGGCCGAACTTGCAGCTGGTAAAGAGAACAAACTTGATGAAGCAGAAGCTAGGGCAAAGTACAATGCTTTCATGACAGACATCAAGGTTGCTAAAGAACTTGGCGCTGATGTGGCTGAAGCTGAACGGCTTGCTGAAAAAGAAAACGCTAGAATAAGTGCCTTAATAAAGAGCCGTGTTCCTGCAAAAGAAGCGCAGCTTGCTAACGAAAGAAAACTTGAAACGGTTCGCGCTCAATTAGATAGCACCATAATTACCGAAGAAGCCAACCTACTGGCTAAACAAGAGCTGGCAAAAGTTCAAGCAATGACTGCGCAGGGTGTTCCTGAAGCAGAAGCCAAATTGTTAAGTGCTAAGTGGAAAGCGCAAAAGACTCAACGTGATGAAGCGGCTGCTGAAAAGACTCAGCAGGAAATGAATGATCTCATCACTAAGATGAAAGACCCGAATTACAAGAAAGCTTTGATAACAAAAGAAGGTATTGATGTTACCGGCTCTCGTATCCTTCAAGCTGACAGAGATAAAAAAGAAAAAGACGAAAAAGAAAGAAACAGCGTCACAATGCAACGCCAAATAGACGCAACGAGAGCGCAAATAGCTGAAGCACTTGGTGTTGAACCTAAAAAAGTAAATGAAGAAAAAGCTTACCTTGAAGAACTTGCTGCAAAAGGCGACACGACTGCAAAAGCAAAGCTTGCAAAGATACAACCTTTAGTTAAAGATTTAGATGTTTTACGCGGAGAATTGCGTTCTTTACAACGCGGCAGTTCCGGCGCTGATAGTTCGTCTGGAAAAACCGCTTACAAAATTGGCGAGACTCGCAAGATTGAATCCGGGCCAAACAAAGATAAATTCGTTGAATGGGATGGTAACGGTTGGGTACTTAAAAAATAAGGCACGTCAATGGCTAACCAGTACATCAGCGAAGATGAAGTTTTTGGCAAAAAGCCTAAACCTGCCGGGCCTACTTATATAAGCGAAGACGAAGTATTTGGCCGCACTCCTGAGAAAAAAGAAACCTACACTGGACCAACTACGTTTGAAGCCAAGGTAGCCAAAGAAGAACCCGGCTATGGCTTTAAAGATTTTTTCGCGGATGTAAGTAAACAGTTTGGCGGTGCCATTGCAGGCGGTACTTTAAAGATACCTCTGGGTATTGAGACTGGAACCAAGGGCGCAGCAAGAAGTGTTATGTCGGGCGAAGCTCTGGAAGCCACTCCGATTGGAAAAGTATTCAGCCTTGCTCGATCAGCTTTTACTGATCTGCTTGGAATACAAAGTATCCAAGAGCAGGCTCAAGATAAGCGTGCGGCACAGATAACAATCGACCGTGCCATGTCCGCCATCCCGAATATACCGGGTACAAAAGAGCTGGCTAATTACGGTGATTCAGTTCAAAAAGATATTCAAGCCAGCTTGTCTGAAGCAGGTAAGAAACGCCTCGCTGGTTCTACCCCGACTGGAAATATTTTTAAAGGCGAATTAAGTTTTGGCGAAGACCCGACATTGTCTGGTTACGCTTTGCAAGCTTCTAGCGTTCTTGGTTCTCTCGCTCCGGTTATCACTACCGCTATTGCTACCCGCAGCCCGACTGCGGTAATGGGCGTTGGCGGCGGCATGGCCGCAGGAGAAGCAGCAGATACCGCAAAAGAGTACATCAGCAAACTGACTGATGAGCAGCTTCTTGAGGTTAGCCCGTATTACAAAGCCATGGTTGACCGTGGCGTGTCGCAAAAAGAAGCCCGTCAGATCGTTACGGACAAAGCATCCGAAAACGGTGCCATGCTTCAAGGTATGGTGGCCGCCGTGGGTGACCGCATTACTGGCAAGCTTCTGACCGGTGCTTACGATAATATCCTTGGCCGCATTGGCGGCGCGTCCGTCGCCGGTCGAGTAACTGCTGGTACTGCTTTTGGTGCTGCGGAAGAAAGCTTGCAAGAAACTACCGAAGGCTTGGCATCTGACATTGGTATCCGTAGCCAGATTACCGATAAAGAGCTTGGCGAAGGTTCTGCCGCAAACCTGATTCTTGGCGCTATTGGCGGTGCTGGCCCCGGCGGTATACGTGGTGCAATGGCTACGCCTGAACGTCAAATCGCAGCGGAGCTTAATGCCGGCATTGCGCAGGCGCAGCCAGCCGGCGTGAACGAAGCCGCGATCCGTGCGCTCAATCCCCAGACCTACGACCAGACACTTGTCACGCCCCAGCAGACGGTCAACCGCAGCACACAGATCGATGCCCTGTCACAAGCCACATCGGTCGATGAGGCTGTGACGGCGGCGGCTGATCTGGCTGGCACGATAGAGGGCGCAAGGTCCTACGCCCCATCACAGGCACCCGCTGCGGCTGCACCCTTGGCAGGCACAACCCCGACCTTTGGCGGCCTGCCAATTGCCCCTGCCGTAGGGGGTGTGACACCGCAAGCAGAGCGTGTCACACCAGCGCCCGAACTTGTGACACCGGAGATAACCCCTGTCACAACAGCGGCTGCCGCTGTGACACCGGAGGCGACCCCTGTCACAACGACTGAAGACCGTGGCGTACTTCCAACACTGGCACCACGTCCCCAGCGTATTCAAGGCAAAGCTGTGGCAGACTTGTCAGATGATGACTTGCGTGCCGTCGTGGAAGACGACAAAGCGCCGGCGATCACCCGACGTGGCGCTCAGATCGAACTGGATGCGCGTGCGAAAGAAACAGCTGCGCCAGCCGCCGTGACACAAGCGGCAGCGCCTGTCACAACGGAGGTTTCCCGTGGAACAACAGAAAACTTTATCGACATCCCGGCTGACGCCAGCACAGCGCCACTGCCTGACGCCGACTCTGAACCAGTGGGCGGAGTCCCTGCCGCTGATCGAGCAAGAGAAGCGGCACAAGCAGACCTTGACCGCTGGGCTGCCGCCTCAAACGAAACTGCCCCAGTCCTAAACCCTGCCCCGGCAGAAGAAGATGCGGCAGTCAACCAGATCGCCAATGCTCTCAATAGCCAGTTCGGTGGGCGCGTCTATGCTTTCCACGATACTCAGCCTGATTCAGTCAATGGTTTTGCCCTCGGTGGTACGGCATTTGTCAACACCGCATCGCCCCAGATCAATGTTGCCAATACGTCGCTTCATGAATTCAAGCACACCGTCGAGCAGATCGCCGAAGCCGAGACACGTCAAGGTCTGACGAATACGCCTGCTCAACAGTTTACGGCAAGCATTGACAGTATCTTCACTGACATGACAGAGGAAGGCAAGCGTGCTTACGCTGAGAACTTCCTGCACAAAGAAGAGCTGGATGCCATCGCTGATCCAGCTGCCCGTGAGCAAAGGCTGCAGGAGCTGCTACAAGCGCCGCTATTGGTCTCGGAGATGACGGCTGACTTCCTTGGTAACCGTGCCACGGACAAAGCTTTCTGGCGCGATGTGGCAAGAGCTGACCCAACCGGGTTTAAAGGTTTTGTCGATAAATGGATTGGCATTATTGATAACCTTTTGTCTCGCTTGCAAGGCAGAGCCAACCAAGGTTTGCAGGAAGCGTCCAAAGTTGACAGCTACATCCGTGACCTGAAGAAGGCCAAGATGGTTGCACGCGATGCGCTGATCGCGTATCGTCGTGGCACGTTGCAGCAAACGCCTGCAGAAGCCGGCACGCCGGCCATGAGTTTGAGAGAAGGAGAAGGACGTGAAGCAAATATCCCCGGTCGAGGTGAAGGCGTACAGCCGTCTCCAGAACGAGCTGGACCAGCAGCTGGTGAAGATGGGCGCGGTGACCTCCCGAGCTACGGAGAAGCCCGAGAAGGCGCGATCTCCGTCGTCGGTAGGCACTACTCGCCCCGAGTCCAAACAAGCTTAAACAGCGCGTATTACGGCACCGGCCTGCGCGGTGCAGAAGGCACCCGCCTGCGGGAAAGCAAAGACTCCCGCATCAGCAGCCGCATCTACTTCTACGTGGACACTGGCGAAGGCATACGTCCTGAGAGCGGTGTCGGTCGTTTCGCCCACGAAGTCCAGCTGAACAATATCTACGATCCGGCCACCCGCCTGATCCCGCCGCAGGGTAGCTCCAACGCATTTGAGTCTGCGGTGATTGACGCAGGGTTCGACGGTTACATTGCGCCATTCGGTCGCGGCGCTGCGGTGGTTATGTTGGGACCGAAGCACGACTACGTGCCAGTCAAATCGCTGGAAGCTCCGGCCTTTGCCAAGAAGCAGAAAGAGCCGGTTGCCGAAGAAGCAATCGAACCAGAAAAAGACCTTGGCATTTTCCGCTCGGTAGCGGATTCGCTTGGCCTGTCTGAAGCTGAATACAAAGCTACCGCTCTGGGCCTGATGACTGGCAAGACAAAGAGCGCGGCCTTTGAGACGCCCCGCGTTGGCGGTATCCCTCCAGTAGTCCAGTGGTTAGACCAGCGTTACCGTGATGCAGGCATGCCTGCCCTTGATTTAAACAAGCCGGAAGACCGCACGACCGTGGCCAAGATGATGGCGGCTGAAGCAATCGCCGCGATCAAAAGCGCAGGCAATGCGGTCGAATGGTATGACGAGACAGTGCGCAAAACTCTCAGCATCATGGCTGTCAAGTATCCAGAATTGAACGAAGACCAGAACGCACGCAATGCTTTCTTGATGGCTACCGCGATCTCCTCCCAGACAATGAACGTCGAAGACAACCTTCGCTATGCGTCCAAACAATACGAGGCTTATCGAGCTTCGGTCGATGCCAATGGTGTAGGCCAGTTCCCTGAGACCGGCACCGGCAAGTCAGCCCCAGCCATGGCTAAGAACTTCGCTTTGGCCAACAACCTGCTGGCTGAGATGGGTCCCGACCTGCTACGCCGATTCCTGCAAACTGAATTCACCAAGCGCGAACTTGAAAGCATTGGCTTCAAGATCGGCGGCGAATCGATGAACGAGAAAATGCTAGGTTCGGCTGTGTTCGGACCCAAGATCGGATTCGGTTTCTACAGCAATCTGTCAGGCAACTTTGAGCCGGTGACCATGGACATGTGGTTCATGCGCACGGTCGGTCGCTTAACCGGCAAGCTGCCGTCATTCGACGAAGAGCTTTTCGCCAAACAGGTGGTCAAGCTTCGTGACGCTTTAGCCGAAACCGGCGATTCAGCCACCGGCTTGTATGCCGCCGACTTTGATCAGGCTCTGGTGGACGAGGCTATGAAGTCGGACGAAGGTGCCATTGCATTGGCCCGTGCGGTGAACAGCCTACACAACCGGCAGTTCATAAAAGAACGTGCCAAGTTTGATTCGGGTGAGCGCAAGAAGACAGCCCTTGTCGGCGTCGCCGGTGCGATCCTAAAGTCAGCAGACAAGCCCAAGGATTCCCCGTCCAGCGGCGGTGAGCGCCAGCGCCTGCGCGACGTGGTCCGCCAGATGGTTGATCTGGTCGAAAAGGAAACGGGCAAGCGCATACCGCCTGCCGCCTTGCAGGCTTTAATTTGGTACCCGGAACAGGAGCTTTATAAAAAGCTGGGTGTTAAACTACGGGTTACCAGCCAAGACTACGCCGGTGCGGCGAAGTCGCTTTTGACCAAAGAGGGTTTCGATGGAAAACGAATCAACGCAGCAGCCGAATCTGGATCAGGACCTGCACGACAAATGGCTGAACGCAAAGTCGCCGGAGCAGATACTGAGGCTGGCGCAAAGAATGAAAAGCTTGGCCCTCTCAAAGGAGAAGAAAGGACAGCTTTCGTCGGGCCGCGTGTTACCCAAAGACTGAAGCAGCAGGCTAATGCCAAACCACTGGCTGAAGTGTTTGGCGGTTTAGAGAAACGCGGTCTTCCTAAAACCAATATGGAAAAGTTGATTAACCTTCGGGATGACGCAGCAAGAATCAACTACGTGCAAGAAAATTTTATAGACATCCTGTCTGAGCTGGAAGATTCCGGCAAGGTCAAGATCAACTGTGATTGAGGTTTGACATGATACCTACGATGATCATCTCCGCTAATTTGAAAGCGGTACTCGATGAAGCAGTTCACGCTGAACTGTATGCAGCAAACCTGTACAAGCACATCGCAAATCAACTGCAACGTCTTGGCTATTTCGGCGCACAGAAATTCTTCTTAAAAGAAAGCGCGTCAGAACTGGAACATTACCAGCTGCATGTTGATTTTCAAAACGACGTCGGTACCGTAGCCAAGGTTCCTTCGATCGAGGCAATGAACGAGCCGATCAAAAGTTTTAGCGATGCAATCGAACTCGGTTATGAAACCGAACTGGATTTGTACGAGAGCTACAAAGACTGGTACGAACAAGCTAGTGGTGATCCAGTAGTGCAGCAGTTCCTGCTCCAGTTCTTGGAACTCCAGCGTACCAGCGTTGGCGAATACGGCGACCTGCTTGCACGCATCCAGCTGGTGGACCAAGACAAAGCAGGCATGCTTCTCATCGACCAAGAACTGGGTGGCTGATCATGACTTGTACTTACCGGTTCATAGGCACCAACGGTAAGCAGACAGTCATCAAAGGCCAAGCTGCGTTTAAAGCTTTCCTTGCTGACGGCGGTCTGGAACAACTGCGCGGCGAAGCTGCGCCTAAATTCAGTGGCCGTCAAGCTAATGTGCTTGATCGCATACCAGCTTTGGAAACCGCAGCACAAGGCGTCAAAGAAGGTACGGTTACTCGGGAACAGTACAGCAAGCTGGTCAACAAGCTCAAGCCTGTTACGCCTTACGCTGAAGTCCCAGCGCCGGCTACCGTGGCTGACATGCAGCGCGGTCTTACCAGCGACAAGGTCGAACGCATCGGCGTCCCATCTGAAACATTGAAAGCAGGAGACCCTGTCGGTCTTCGACTTGACATCCCGGCTTACTCTAACAACGGTGTATGGGTAGTGTCTATCCATGAGCAGGGAGCTGGATACTCTGCCGGCAAATCCATCGGATACGAAAGCGTTGCCGCTGTTACCAAGCCGACTTTCGGCGTGGTGGAGAAAGCCGCTCTTGCCATTGCAGGCGGCAAACCGAAAGCAACAATTGCTGTGATGAAGGGTGACTGGAAACCAGTCACACCGAAGCAAGCTTCGACCACTGCAAAGGCTGCACTGAAAAGCGACAAGTGGGTGCAGGTGGGTATGGACCCGACACGCCACGCTTACTTTTACGATCGCGCCAGCATGGAGCCCGTAGTGTCTGCTGACGAAGCGATACAGATCGGACCTCTGGTACTGGCAAAGAATCCGGTGTACGGAAAAAAGTCGGATTTCGCTTTTAGTAAACGTCAGGAATTGCGTGACGCTGCGGATGCCATTGCAAAGATGGACCCCGAAGTTCGAGACGACACCATGATCGGTGACTTCCCCGGCGCGGCTGACGGGTACATGCTTTACGAAGCACGGGTGCTGCTCAAGAAACCCAGCGAGAAACTGAAGCGGGTCAACGAGAACAACAGCTTTGAACTGTGGAACCGTTACGACTTCATCGCCAATGTTGATGGTGAATATTTTGGTGTAGCAAAACAAGAAGACCCAGATGAGGAAGATGACGAAACAAAATTCATCTACTCATTCGCTCCCCTTGATAATCCAGACAACGACGTTACAACAGTCACTGACCAGACCGACGAACTATTCAAAGAAATGCGTGCGTCGCTGGGTGAAGCACCGGCGTTGAGCCGCCGTCAAACAAACACGCCTGAATTCAAGCGGTTCTTTAAAGACAGCAAAGTAGTCGATGAAAACGGCGAGCCGTTGGTGGTATATCACACCGGAGTGGTTGATACGGACGAGCTTATTAGTGGCGCAGAAGTTCAACGGCGTCTTGGTAAGAAACTTATTTTTGCTAATGAGGGCGTTTATTTCACAGCCGACCCTGTATATTCAGCAGCGTACGGACGTAATCGCGAAGGCGTGATTATGTATCCCGTATATCTAAGCATCCAAAACCCATTAGTCATTACTAATAAAAAAGAGTTAAACGCTTTAGAAAAATTAAAACGCGTGTTCCTTAGTGATAAAGCTCGCAAAGAAGCTGAAAACGCAGGCATCAGTGACCGCATGGTATCCATGTATATCACTGAGCAGTACAAGAATGAATTGATTAAAAAGGGTTACGACGGAATTATCAACGAAGCGTACAACGAAATTGTAGTTTTCAAACCAACGCAAATCAAATCCGCCACTGGCAATGTCGGCACGTTCGACGTAACTAATCCGGACATCCGCTTTAGCAAGCAACAAGACATCGGTGCCGCACTGGAAGACCGTGTCGATAACGACTTCGATGCGCTGGTCAAAGAGTACAACAGGCTTGACGGTACCGAAGGCGGCAAGGTGCTGGACACCGACATCGCACGGGAGCTGTCGCCTGAATACCGGGCTGACCGTTCACGCGCAGGCGAGGTGCATGAGGCCGTCAGTAAATTCATCGACAAGCTTTATCAAGAGCGGATCGAGAACACCAGCCCTGATGGCGTCGTTGTGTTCATGGCCGGTGGTGGTGGGGCAGGCAAGTCCAGTGCAGGCGAATTGATATCCGAGGTATTTGAATCAGCCGACATCGTTTACGACGGCACGCTGTCTACCTACAGCAAAGCCGAGAGACGCATCCAGACGGCGCTCGATGCGGGTCAGGACGTGTATATCTCCTACATCTACCGCGAACCCATAGACGCCCTGCGCAATGGCGTGCTGTCCCGTGCCATGACGACTGGCCGCACGGTTCCTCTGGACGGTCTGGTCAAAGGCCATGCCGGTTCCAGCGAGACGGTGAATCGCCTGCAAGAAAAGTTTGGCAACGATCCGGCATTTAAGATTTATGCAATCGACAACTCAAAGGGTTGGGGGAAAGCAACGCTTCAATCTTTGGAAGACATCCCCCGTGTTAAGATGGAGGGGCTAAAGGAGGAGTTTGAAAATGCGACCTACGAAGAGTACGAAGCCGGTCGAATCAGTGAAGCGGTCTACAGAGCGACCGTCGGAGAAAGTGTTGCTGCGGCGCAAGCTGATCGAAAGCAAGATGAAAAAAGCGTTCGCCAAGGGCGTGAGTCTGGCCGGCAAAGAAACGCCGTAAGCTTTAGCAAGCGCAACATCTTTGGTCAGCCAGCGCCGCTGGCTAACTGGACTGCGCCCCTTGAAACCAAAGCAGACAACGTTCTTTATGCTCTGCAGAACAAACAGATCGACACCAAGCGTGTCATCGAAGCGATCACTCAAGCCGGCACCCAGATAGAGAACGACTGGAACGTCTACCTTCAGGAAGAGCTGTTCCACGGTCGCACCGCCAAGCAGACCACCGACTTCCTCCAGACTGAACTCCGGCCACTGGTCGAGGACATGCAGAAGCGTGGCGTTACCCTTGCCGAGTTTGAAGAGTACCTGCACAACCGTCACGCCGAAGAGCGCAACAAGAAGATTGCCAAGGTCAACCCGAAGATGCCGGACGGCGGATCGGGTATCGACACTGCTGATGCAAAGGCTTACCTTGCCGGCTTGACGCCGGAGCAGAAGCGCGACTTCACTGCACTGGCTGCACGCATTGATGCAATCAACCAAACTACACGCGACCTGCTGGTGAACTCCGGCCTCGAATCCCAAGAGACAATCGACGCATGGGATAAAGCGTATTCAAACTACGTGCCCCTGTACCGTGACGACATTGACTTCAGTACCCAAGGTGCCGGCGGCATGGGCACTGGCCAAGGCTACAGCGTCAAGGGCGCGGCCAGCCGTCGTGCGATGGGATCGAAGAAAGCCGTCATCGACATCCTTGCCAACATCGCTATGCAACGTGAGCGCACGATTGTCAGGGCTGAGAAGAACCGGGTTGCGATGTCGCTCTATGGTCTGGCTGTTCAAAACCCGAACACCGACTTCTGGTTGGCGATCGATCCGGCTGGACAGAAGGACCCGAACCGGGCGATGGCTGACCTGATGACCATGGGCATCAGCCCACTGGACGCGAAAAGCATTATCGAAGAACCGAAGCAGCGTTACGTCGATCCGAACACCGGCCTTGTGGCTGAGAGAATCAACCCGGCGATTCGCTCGAACCCGATGGTGGTAGCAACCCGTGTCGATGGCGTAGAGAAGTACGTGTTCTTTAATGCCAACGACGAACGGTCGCAGCGCATGGCTTCGGCATTGAAGAACCTCGACGCTGACCAGCTGGGTTACATCACATCAAACTTCATTGCCCCGGTTACACGCTGGTTCGCTCAAGTGAACACACAGTTCAACCCGATCTTTGGCGCAATCAACTTCATCCGCGACTCCAAGGGCGCAATGTTCAACTTGTCCACGACCGCAATCGCTGGCAAGCAGAAGGCCGTAGCAGGCGGCGTGTTCCCCGCAATGAAGGGAATCTACCAAGCCACAAGAGCAGAGCGCAAAGGCCGTCCTGCACCGGCGGGTTCCTATGCCCAGCTGTGGGATGAGTTCCAGCAGGTGGGTGGGCAGACAGGTTACCGAGACCAGTTCGTCAACTCAGAGGACCGGGCAAAGGCTTTGCAGCGCATGCTTGACCCAGCGTCGTGGGCAACTTCACCTTTGGGCAAAGTGTTCACCGCAGGCGGTACCCTGAAGGTGCCGATGGAGGTTGCGCGTAAGACAGCAGCGCCACTGTTTGACTGGTTGTCGGATTACAACCAGACCATGGAGAACGCAGTTCGTCTGTCCGCCTACAAGGTCGCTCTGGATCAGGGCATGTCCAAAGAAGAAGCTGCCAGTGTTGCGAAGAACCTGACGGTCAACTTCAACCGCAAAGGCCAGATGGCCACACAGGCTGGCGCGTGGTACGCCTTCTTCAATGCAGCGATACAGGGCAGCGCACGCTTGATCGAAACCCTGCGCGGTCCGGCAGGCAAGAAGATCATTGCCGGTGGTTTGATGATCGGCACAGCGCAGGCTTTCTTGTTAGCTGCTGCCGGGTTTGATGAGGACGAACCACCCGACTTCATCAAGGAACGGAACCTGATCATTCCTCTGGGCATTGGCGGTAAGTACCTCACCCTGCCAATGCCGCTGGGCTTTAACGTCATTCCCAACACCAGCCGTGTCATGACTGAGTGGGCAATGTCGGGATTCAAAGACACGCCAAAGCGGATCGGTCAGATCACCGGTGCTTTGCTTGAAACGTTCAACCCAATCGGCAACTCGGGCTGGAGTGTGCAGACCTTGGCACCGACCATCATCGACCCGCTGGTTGCGCTGGCTGAGAACAGGGACTTTACTGGCAAGCCGATTGCGAAGAAGGATCGCAGCGATCTGTCTCCGACACCGGGCTACACCAGAACGAAAGACACTGCCAGTTTCTTTTCAAAACAGTTTTCGTATTACTTGAATCTTGCAACTGGCGGCACCGATTACAAGCCGGGATTGTTTAGCCCGACGCCTGACCAGATCGATTACCTGATTGGGCAAGTCACCGGTGGTGTTGGTCGTGAAGCAATGAAGATCGAACAGTCGATTACCGGTGCAATCAAAGGTGAAGAGGTCGCGCCTTACAAGATGCCTATCGTTGGCCGCTTCTACGGTGACACTGAAGCAACCGCCAATATCTCTGGTAAGTTTTATGAGAATCTTACGATGCTCAACAAACACGAAGCCGAGATCAAGGGCCGCAAGAAAGATCGTGAAAGTCTTGCAGACTATTACGAAGAGTATCCTGAAGCACGCCTGTTTGAAAAAGCAAACTCGATTGAGTCTGACATCAAATCTTTGAACAAACGTTTGAAAGAATTGAAAGAGAAAAAAGCGTCAGATGAATCAATGAAGATCGTTAAGACGCAGATCACTGCCAAGATGAAACGTCTTAACGATATGGTGAAGGACGTGGAGAAGTAATTATTCTCCGCGACCGTCGTAGGTTACATCGGTGGTGTCACCTAATCTCCACTTTGCTTTGTCTTCAACTTTGTACTTTATCGTTGCGACCTTGAAGTCCGGCAGCTTGATCTCTGCTGGGTTCAGGGCCGCGTCAAAGAACTGGCATCGGTTGTTCGGCTGCAATGCAAACTGTCCGTTGTCCAGTGCAATCAGGTTGTAGCTCTTGTGTTCATCCATCGATTCGACAAAAGTAAAGTCGGGTATGCGTGGGTCAGGATGGCATCCGTCCAGCGTGAACATGTAAACGCCCTCATACATTTGCTTGTTCTTAGCAAAGAACCTTGCGCGCAAACCTGAGAGCAATGGCTTCTCTACTACGGTGACGTAGTGAGACAGAGCGTCCCATATCTGCAAGTAGTCCAGCGGCAGATCGTCACCTTCTAAAGGCTTGTGGCAGAACGCGCTGATCGGCAGCTTGTCATACAGCGCAGCGTAGCCGGGTAGGTAGGTCTCGAACCTGAAGGCTTCGCCGTTGTGTGCCTTAACCGTACACCAGATACCTTCAACGTACTCACCGTGGCCCCGCTCAAAGTCATACAGGTATTCGGCTCTGACCAGTATCTTGACTGGCGGCAATGGGCAAATGAAGTTCATGTGTTTATCTCAAAAATAAAATTGCGATGAATGCTGCAAGTGATACGCCGATGCCGGCTCCTAAACCTGCAAAGAAAAGAAACCATTGGAAATCATCGTTCATAATTTGTGACTCCTTATCTGTCTGCATTTCTCTCTGTCTGCTTGGCTAAAGTCAGGGCTGATCTCCGCCACATCGCAAGCCAGTTTCTTTTCTTTCGGTGTCTCATCGTTTGGCAAAAACGGCATGAGTATAAGACCGATTGTTACCGCAGCAAATACAACTTTGAGTATGTCGTAAACTAAATCTATTTCAGTTTCGCCCTGCTCTTTATCTTTACCATGCATTCCCCACATTTCCACCTCCGTGTTCGTCCGTTTGAACTAGCTATCCATTCACCGCCTGTGCGTAGTGGTTTGCGGTGATTGCAATTCGTACACCATCTCTCACCTGTCGCTGCTTCAACTGCCGCTGTTGCTTTCTTTAAGGTACTCATCCCCTCTTCTCCGTCATCTTGCGCTTAATACTCTCGGGTATCTTTGGTTTCGGGCACCAGCCCAAACAATCATCTGTCCACGTACCTACGATTAGTACACCGCCGGGGTTCAACAGTAACAGGCTAGAAGCCTTCGGCGGTGGGTCGATGTCCGGATCGCGAAACCATAATGCGTCCGTAGTCGGTTGTAAAAATTCAGTCACTTCAATCCTTTACTTTAATAGTCGAACCCTCTTTCATTTTTGTTTCGACAAACTTGTGTGCCTTCACAATAAACTTATACCCGGTGTCGTACTTAATATGCACCAGAGAGTCTTGCTCTTCCCAGCATCCGTCAATCTTCTGGCTGCCGACAATCACGTATAGATAGTGTTTGCCGTTGCACCAGTCTGCTTGCTTATTGGTCAGAATGATTTCTACGAACCCGTCATCATATACCCACCGCCTATTCTGAGGCGAGGTTTCTTTAGGGATGACACCGGCATAGGCTGGCATGGCTAACAGGAATGCAAGCAGGAATTTAATCATCTCGATGCTCCTTCATCCATTCGATTACGTCCTCCTCCAGCCAGAGCAGTTTGCTGGTGCCGGGGATGATGATCCTCGGCGGCAGTGTCTCTGGCCGACGGCTTGCATCCGAACGGATTGTCTCAACCGCTCGACGCAACAGCACGGCCATCTCTTCTACGCCCAAGGTCTTGATTGTCATTAGTCGATTTCTTTCATGTAGTAAGGTGTTTCAAATCCATCGCCCCGCAGAGGCAGGTCCTTGGCCCACGGGATTGGTCTGCCCATGATCTGCTCCGCCAGATGCACGTCACGCGAACCGTCAATCTCCTCTTCCGCCACGATTTCATCATGGACCGTAGTCAGCAGGGTGAAGCCTTCGTCGTCCAGCGCCAGCATCGATTCGGCCAGCAGGTCTCTGGCAATCGCTTGGGTAATGTTTTCCACCAGCTTGCCGCCATAGGTTGACAGGCGTGTCCACTGCTTTGTCTTCTGGTCCAGACCTTCATAGGTCAGGGACCCGGTGCGTGCGATCTGGAATTTGCTTCCGTCGCTCTTCTCCCGGTACAAGTCTTCCGCCTCGATACGCGGCTTGACGTAGGCAAGGCGGCGACCGGAGGGTAGCTTGATGAACAGGAAGCCAGACTCGCAACTAAAGGTGAGGGAACTGCGCTTGCCTGCGATCGGCACATCGATGCTGGTCTTGTGTGCGACTGCCATCTTCGCTGCGCTCTCGCAGTCATACCAGAACTGCACGACCTCGGGGTTCGCCTCACGCCATGCAACCTTGATCGGCTCCAGCTCATCCTCAGTCAGGCCCATGTCCAGTGCGCCCATGGTCTTCAATGCCCCAGCTCCGCCGCCGT